AATTATCCCATATTATTTGTCAAGAGAAATTCGTCAGAATTAGAACACATGCGTTGTCATTCGAAATAGACCTGATCTCCGATTTGGAGCATGACAAGGAAAACTTTTTCTCCGTCTACCTCTGCCATGATTGCCCATGTTTCTTGCAGCATGGCTCCATAGGTGTTTTCCGATTCAACAGTTCCAGCCATGCTATAAATACCGTCTGTGCCTTTTTCAAACGCACACTCAGACATGGGGCAGAACTTTGCACTGGATGGCGATTTCAGATGGTTCTTTACACATTTTTCTGCGAGGACATAGACACCGGATTTGATCTCGTCGCTGCTGTATTTGCTGCTGGAAGAGTAGGAATTCGTTTTTGAAGGAGAAACGGAAGGGGATTGACTGGATGTGCTTTGATTCTCGGAATGCAGAGCTTTTTTCTCGTTGTTGTCGCTTAAAGTCATTGCAATCGCGACGGCAGCGAGAATAGCGGCGATTACAATAGCGATTACAAGACCTCTGCGGTCTTTTTTCTCGCTTGGGTCAGACATATAATTCCGGCCGCCGGACGGCAGATCGGCTGGTTTCAGCAGGGGAGATTCTTTGCGCTCGGGCTGAGAAGTGACTTCCGGCTGAGGCAACTTTTGGATTGGACAACCGCAGTGTGGGCATGCTGCTGCACGATCACTGACCTGTCCGCCGCATTCCGGGCATTGCATGAGAGCCATAATGATGCTCCTTTCTGCTGTTCAGGGTGTCAGATGCGGACTATGGCACTTTTGCAGAGCTGCTTTTTGCCGTCCTTTTCGACGAGCTCCCGGTTCTGGGCGACAAGCTCCTTACCGTAGGTGTCAAGGCCCGAGATGTCGTCCGGATCAGAATAAGCAAGAATGGCGGCCATGTCGCCGGGCTCCATGGGCTTGTTGGTTTTGTTCACGATGAACTGCCCACCGATTACGGTGTATTCGTTATGATCATAAAACATGGTTCTGTTCTCCTTTTTTGAAATTGTTTGAAAGCAAGTCAATATGGGCGCGTTCTATGCTGCGGAAGCACAGAGGCTGGCGGCGTGGATCGCTTCGCTGATGAGGGCACTGGAGTCGATGCCAAGGATGCCGGAAATCGATGCGTAAATCGCATCGATTTTCTCTGGTGGATAAATAGAGGCGTCATCCATTGTGCCGTTGCAGACGTACCAGCTAAAACCGTCGGCGAAAACGCAGACATAGATGCGGCTGCCAAAGTCACCGCAAGACAGATCGTCAACCTCGACAGTGACGAGTTGCCCGTCTACGTCGGCCAAGATGCCACCGGCATACTGCCAGTAGCCGCCGTTGTTGGCGTTGTCTGGATCATAGGTCGGATTTGTGGGATTGCCCCAGGCAGAGATTATCTTCATCAGGATGATCCTCCTTGTTCATAGTTTAGCATGGTTTTTCTGAATTTTCCAGAGGCTATTTGAAATTTTACACCTTTTCGCTGTTCAGAGTATATCCGGCGCGCTGCACCTGTTCAGTGCGATAGTAGATTCTGGAAGACCAGTCCACCCAGACCGGGCGCTTGCGCCCGTTGATGATGGTTTTTTCCAGTTCGAGTGGCTGGCCGTTCTTCTGCGTTGTGATCGTTGTGCCAAGTGGCGCGTTTTGCAGACTGTTCGGGTCCTTCCGGGCAGCCGCTGCTTTTCTGGCGTTCTCCCGGCAGGCGGCACGCCATTCGAGCGCCCATTCGTCGTCACGCGGCGAGAGTAGGTTCAAAACGGAAGTTGGACAGCTCCGCTCGGCTGGTCCCATGGATTCGTCCATGTCCTTAAAGCCAAAGTTGCAGTACTCGTTGGAGCAGACATGCGTCAGGCAGACGCCGGCGAAAACATACGGAGCCTGATTCGGTCTCGTCCGTTCGCAGGCTCCGTACCACGTCGAGCCGACCATGGCAGATTTCAGGACGCGGCAGCGGTCACCGGTTTCTTCGTTGTGCCAGGTATACAGGGCGTCGCATTCGGCCTTGCGGTCGATGCCACCCCGCCGGTCGTAGAAAATTGCCCGTTGATAAGTCCAGCCCATAATTTTCTCCTTTCTCAGTACGCGCGGCAGGTGTCGAAGCACCAGTGCAGGACTTTCCATGCGTGAACGTCCATGAATTTCTCGGAAAGCCACTGATCCAGCTGCTCAAAGAGTCCATGCGCGCCGCCCTGCGCCTTGACCTTGGTTTTCAGGAGATTATAGACGAACTCGCTGCCGCAGTCTTCAACGCGGACGGTCTTTGTCACGCCGTTTTTGCAGACGGTGAACTGCTCGCTGCTGCCGGGATAGATGGTAAAGCTCCAATCGGCAGCGTGGACGAGCGCGTCGGTTTCTTTGTCGTATCTGGTTTCTTCATAGATTCTGGTCATGGATTCGGCCTCCTTTTTGATTTCACTCATAATGCTACCGACAGGGGACGTTTTGTCCCGCTGCCGGTAGATTTTGCCGGAAATTTTTTATCCGGCATAGGAAAGTGCTGCCTCCAGCTGCTCGATTTCGTGCTGCCAAGCCGGGGCAAACGGACTGTCCGGGCAATAGTTCAGCACTTCGTAAAGTTCCTCAAGTCGGTCAAGGATTCTGGATTCGCTGGGGATGTTCCATTTGATCTCCATTTTCGTTCCTTTCTGCAAACGGGTTTCTCTTCCGGGACGTTTTATTTTGGGTCGATGTTCAGCAGCTTAAAATATCGTAGACTTCCTGTGATTCGTAACGGATGACGGCGCGGCCCTGCTCGTCGTCGCCGTCGTACATCGGCCCGCAGAAGTTTTTAATCTTCGGCGCGCCTTGCAACTCCGCGCGGCAGGAAACGCTGTGGAATTCTCCGGTGGTCTCGAATGCTTTTTTCAGATGCTCGACGGTTTCAAATGTTTCGACGATCATGCGCGGCCGCGGGTCGTCCGTGTTCATGCTGACAACCTTGTAGACCTTACCCTTCTGCTGAATCTCGGACAGGTGAACGCGCTCGGATTCTTCGGAAATCTTCTGTTCCTTCGGGAAGCTATCGGTCATGGAGTAGAACAGGTTTTTATCAAAGCAGCAGTAGCTGCGCGGCTGCTCCCAGCCGGTTTCCGGCCAGCCGGAGAAAACAGCCAGCGGGCGCGTGCCATAGGTGCGGATGCCATAAACCTGCCGTCCGCCGCGCTTTTTGAAGTAGATGGTCAGGGCTTCCTTGTACTGCGCATACGGGGCGATTTCCGCCTTTACGGCGGTGACGGGCAGGTGGTAGACGCCGCCAAAGTCGGATTCTGCGACGAGTGTCAGGCGCGGATTTTTGGATGCTGCCGCGCTGTTCACGGCGGCGGCGATGGTCTGGAAAATTTCAAGCTGTGTCATTGTATGAAACCTCCTGTTTTCTTGGTTTTCTCTACACTTTTATTGCTACAGGGAAAGTACGTTTTGTCCCACTTGCATTCATGTTTGTGTTTTTTGTTAGTGGACTGGACATTGGAACAGAACGCAAAAATCGGCTCTGCTGGCAATCTCGTTGATGCGCTTGGCGGTTGTGCTGCCGAGGGAAAACACGGCGATAAAGTTCACGTGGCAGTCGTCCGGGGTGAAGATCGGCTTGCACTCAACGCCCAGGGCGCGAAGATGGGTTGTGACGTTGGCGGCCTCTGTGACCTCGTGCAGCGCGTCGGCGTAGCACTCGCGGTAAAGGTCCACGCCGTATTTGTTGCGGATGGCGTCGAGCTGGTCCACGTCGAAAAGCTCGGTGAACGGCTCGTATTTGTGCGGGGTGGACAGGTGCGCGGCGATGATCTCGTTTCTGCACTCCCAATATCCGGCGGTTTTCATGGTTGCGCTCCTTTCTGCGCGTTTCTCGCGGCGCGGTATGTTTCGTAGACCTGGGCGGCGGGAAATTCTTTCATGCCACAGTTCCATTTTGGGCGCGGGGTCTTTCGGAGATAGACGGTCTCGCCGCCGTCGTATTCCAAATACCATTTTTCCAGTGTTCCGTCGCGGTTGATCGTGTATCTTGTGGGGGTTGCGGTCGTGGCCATAGTGTTGTCCTTTCATGCCCTCGTGACCTCCGGGGCGGGCTGTTCGGCTTTCAACCTTCCGTTAGGGTTTGAACACGACGCGCACGCCGCGATTTTGCAGCATGGCGATATACAGAAAAAATTCTGTGCTGATCTCTGCGGTGTCGGTACATCCGATTGTTTCCGGTTCCCGGATAAGCGCCGGATAAAATTTGTCAAGCTCTCCGTCCGGGGACATGATCGCGTAGCCGTCAAAGCCGCGCATTTTTGTGCGGAAAACTTCGCGGGTGATCTGTTCTTTCCTCATGGGGTTTCCTCCTGTTCTGTTCCTCCTGTTCAGATTATGTAGATGTTGATTTTTTCAAGCTCGTCCTGCTCGTATGCTGCTCCAACAGGCGCGAGCGCTGCCCATGCCGCAATCTCGATGGCTTTTTCCCAGGAAAAGCCTATTCCGTTCAGATACTCAGCGTTGTACTGTTCGTCATCGCAGGAATGATAGTGATTGATGTTTCCCGTGTTTATGACGAGCGTGCCGTAGTCTCCATTCATTTTTTATGCCTCCTGTTTAGATGTAATACCATACGATAAACTTGTGTTCTGTTCCGTCTGCCGATGTCCACGGGGTCAGGTACGCCTTGCGGCGCTGCTTTTTTCGCGCCGCCACAAATGCGGCGGCTTGCTGTTCTGTGCTGAAAAATTCAAAGGTTTTGCGGTACTGATTCATGGTGATTCCTCGCTATGCAATCTGCTCGGCAGGCTGTGCAAATTCCTGCGAGATTTTGAAAAGCATCATTTTTTTGAGCGCCTGACGGCTCATGGTTTTTTCTTCGCAGCTGTTCGGACGGTCCCAGACGCGGACGCGAAAAACGCCGTTGTCGATGTCTGCGATCTCGCGGTAGATGCAGACCGTCACACCGCCTGAGAAGCAGAGCTTTAAGGCGTTTAACGTGCTTGCGTCGCCCCGGAAAATCTTCATCCCTGCATCATACAGCTGCGCGGCGGTTTCCTCGGAATATGCGAGGGCGTGATGCTCGACGTTTTCAAAACAGCCGAAGACATTCTTCACGTCGTAATTTGCGATAAATTCCATTGTGACACCCCCTCTCACAGAATGAATTCGATCAGGGTATCCGCCCCGAGCATGAGATAGAATAGGGCGATGACGGCAATGGCCGTCAGAATTTTTTGAAGTGTGAGTTTCATAGCCGTTCCTCCGTGGTCGGTTTCTTTTCACTGTTATTGCTACCGGAGATTTGAATTTGTCCCGCGGATTTGAAGTTTTTCTCTGATTTCAGTATGACATGCGGGCAAAGTGAATTTTGATACAGCCGAACGCACAAAAAACGCACGGAAACGATCTGTGCGTTTTTCCCGTGCGTTTTTTGTGCGTTCCTCAGATTCAGGCGGTCAGCGGCTGGACCTGCGCGGCCGTGAAGAAGTGGGAAAGTTTCATGCGGCAATAGCCGTTTGAGCCGGACTCATCGGTTTCCTGCGGCTCGTCGGATTCTTTGCGCTTGCTGCCGATGTACTTCCAGATCGGGAAGGACGCGACGGCGTGCTCGCCCTTGCGAACGATATAGCCGCGCTGTTTCCATGCGTTGAAGGTGTGAATCTCTTCGGGGATCTCCAACTGCTCGGTCTTGCCGCCTTCGTCCACGATGTCGATGAAATGGCCCGTGCCGGACAGGATGCCGGACTTCATGAGGCGGATAGATTCGTTCAGGATGATGGATGCGTTGGTCATATCGGGTTCCTCCGTTCGTTTCGTTTTTCTGTCTTTATTGCTACCACAAAAATCGGATTTGTCCCGCTTGGTTCGGAAAATTTCGCGTTTTTGGGCAAAAAAGAAAACCGGGATTTCTCCCGGTTTTTCTGTCGCTTGGTTTTTTCTCGTTTTTTGGGCGCTGCTGGTTGGTTCGGATTCTCTGCGGTTTTTCGGCGACATTCAGACTGGTGTTTTTGCTCCACGGATCAAGAAGCGGAAATTCCAGAACGCTGCCTCCCATTTCAGGCCGTCGATGAATTTCTCCGCTTGCTGGAATGTTTGAAACCGTTCCTGATGCGCCATGATCGAGCCGGTAATTGCAGACGGCCATGTATAGGCGACGCCAAATCCGGTGGACGTTTTGACGAGCTGCGCCTTGACTGTTGTGATCTGCTTCATGGTGTGTACCTCGTTTCTGTTCTTTGACTTTGATGCTACCGCGTTTCCGGATTTGTCCCGCCGAAGGCGGGATTTTTTTGACCTATTTTCGATAGACGCAGCCCGTCCACGCCTGGCAGGTCGTGCCGCTGCACGTGCTGCCGCGCCGCTTGCAGTCTACGCAGATCGGATTCAGCTGTGCAGCGTCCTTTTCCAGCCATTTGACCGACTTGATATACTCGCAGATTTCCGGATCGTAGTTGTTGGCCGCGATGTATGCGCAGAGTTCGCGCTGGACGTCCGCTTCCTCGCCGCCGTCCATTGCTTCGGCGATTCTCTGGGCGATGTCCGGGGCCGTTTCGGCGTAGCTTACCACGCCAATGTAAAAATCGAATGGATTGTAGAAAATACCGTCCCTGCGGTCGAGAATGAGATCGATGATCATCTTTTTGGGCTCCTTTTTGTTTTTCCTTTATAGCTACACGATTTCTGCGTTTGTCCCGCAAAAAAGTAAAAAAAGCGCCCGAGCGATCGGGCGCTGCTGTTCAGAATATTCAAGTTGGTGCTGTTCAGGAGCTGCGGAGCGCTGCTGTTCAGGTTTTCCCCAGAAATGAGAATGGGCGCTGTTCAGCAATTTTGAAAGTTGTCCGGAAGAGCCGGAATTTCAGGCGTTGCCGGATGCGTCCGCGGGATCGGCAGGGGATGGGGATGCGGGAGCGGATGACGGAGAAGTTGCATCATGCAGGCAGCTCATGACGTAGGCCGTCAGCGCAGCGTTTACAGTGATCCCACGCGCGGCGCACCAGGCGCGGAACGCGTCGCCGTCGTCCTTGCTCAGGCGCACGCCCAGCGTTACCCGGTTCGCTTGATCCCACTTATTCTGCGCGCGGCGCTCCGCGTCCGTCCGTGCCCCGTTTGGATTCTTCGCAATCGGCATTTATTGTATCCTCGCTTTCGTTTGCTTCTTGCCTTTTATTCTACCGGTGCGGGTCGGTTTGTACCATCGGCAGAATGTACAAAATATACGGTTAATTTTTAGCGGTTTTTTCATAAAAACGTGACTTTTACATACGGTTGACCAAAAAGCGGAAAACTCCAAACAATTCTGTTAAAAATACGGTTAAACCTATAGCATTATATGGTTAATCAGAACAATTTGAACAATTTGACATACGGTTAAACATATAGTATAATCAAGCCATCAAATGAAACAACGAACGCCCCAAAGGCAAGGCCGAGAGGCCGGAAAGGATACGATATGAAAATGAACGCCACTGAAATCGCCGCCCGCCGCGAGCAGATCAAGACCACCCGCGCGAACATCAAAACCGTGGTAAACATCTACCGCGAAACCAGCGACCGGACCCCCGCCGAGACCGTCGCCGCTATCGTGGAACGCCTCGGATACGATACCGCCCGCGAGGCAATCGCCGAGATCATCAACACCGTGGGCGAGTGGGACGGCAGAATCTACCCCAGCAGCCGCGAGTGGGCCGCCACCATCGAGAACGCCGCGACCCGTGACGAGCTGGAAGCAAAGAGCATCTACCAGCCCGCCGAAATCCACCCCGCGCACATCAACCAGCTTGCGCAGGCTATGAGCAAGTACACGCCGCCCGCACCGGAGCCCAGCGAACCCAGCGCCCCGGCGGCGTCTCCGATCCGGCTGAACGTCGAGCAGTTCGGCGGCGTACAGCTTCCGCACCGCGTCGCCGTGTACGTTCCCAGCACGCAGGGCCCTGCAGAGACCACCGACAACGCCAAGCAGGTGCAGCGCGTCGCCCGAGAGTTTGCCGAGATGTTCGGCGGCGCGACCGCCACCACCGCCCGCGGCTTTTGGGTGAGCGACGCCGCCGGTCTGGTTGCCGAGGCCGTGACCATCGTTTACGCCAGTTGCACCGATCGCCAGTATCATGAGCAGGTGCCGGAAGTGATCCGCATCGCCCAGCGGATCAAAGAGGAAATGCAGCAGGAGGCGGTAAGCATCGAGCTTGACGGGGTTCTGTATCTTGTCTGATCTGCCAACCACCCCGGCGGCATACGCCGCCTGGAGCCGAAGAAAGGAGAAAAACAGCATGCAGAAAATCAATATCAGCGGCACGGACCGCCCGCAGTGGCACACGTCCGAGGAAATCCGCGCAGCAGCCGCCGAGGGTCTGCGGCTCCGCCTGAGAGGCGGGAAACATCATCCCGATATTATGTGCCGTCTCGCTGCGAATTGCGGCGGATGGTGCACCGTCGTCACCGATAGCGGCGCGATCCTGCACGCATGGGCCGGAGAGTTTGCCGCAGCCTGAGAGCAGCCGGACACCTTGACGGGCCGCACCGGATAAAGCGACCCGATCCCATCAAAATTTTGACGATGTAAAGGAGATCAATACCATGAATAAAACCGCCATCATGTCTCAGGCGTGGAGCCTGTACCGCCAGACCGTCACCGAGTACCCCGAGACCCGCAGCCGCGCCCAGTTTGCCATCTGCCTGAAAGAGGCGCACCGCGCCGCCAGAGCGGCCCAGACGGCCCGCTGCGAGTGGGACGCCATGACCGGCGAGGAGAAATATTCCGCCCTGATCCGCATGACGTGGACCATGAAGCACCGCGCCGAGGCGCAGGGCCGGGACATGGACACCGATTGGATCGTTACCCAGGACGACGCCCAGACCGTCGCATCGGACGCTTATTGCCGCATCTTTGCCGCCATGGACCGCAACGAGCAGAGAGAGGAGCCACGCCCCCTGGCCTATCTCATGCTTTCCGCGTGCGCCCAGGCAGCGCACAGCATCAGCCGCGCCGAGCGCCGCCACGCCAACGCATGCCGCCAGATCGTCACCGACGAGGACCAGACCCAGACCGTGATTGATATTTCCGCCAGCGTCACCGCCGAGCCGATCACGCAGGGCCCCGAGGCCGCAGCCATCACCGCCGAGACCATCCGCGAGGCCATCGCCACCGACACGGACGGCATTATCGTGCAGCAGCTCGCAGCCGGTTACACCGTCCGAGACATCGCCGCCGTGCTCGCTATGAGCAAGAGCAGCGTTCAAAGACGTATCGACGCAATCCGCGCCCGCTACCGTCAGGCCCTCGCAGGCTGACAGCAGCCAGCCAAGAAATACCGCACCCCCAGCCGCCCCGGCATAGCCCGGAGCGGCTTTCCTGCGCCCAAAACGCCCCGCCCAGCCCCAAGCGAGCAACAACCAGCCAAGACCATCCGAGCCGCCCAAGCGCCAGCCAGACCGCCCCGCGCAAAGCAGAGAGGCCCGAAACAGCCCCGCGCCTACTCTTTATTATAATCGCGCGCGTGCGCGCGTGTACTCCGCGCGGGCGAGCATACTATAGTCTAAACTCATATCATACCAACCCAACCAGACCAGCCACACGCAGCCAAGCACCGGCACAGAGAAGACCATGCAGGCCAACAGAGGAAAGGCAAAGGGGACAGGGAAAAGTGTTCGCGGCTTCGCCGTGTTCAGGCCGCGAACCAAGACGGGGGACGCCTTGACCGCCAGCATCAGACCGGCAGCGCATCCGCCCCAGCTCCGCAGCATCTCCGAGCCAAACCGAGGCGGACCGGCAGCAACCCGGAGAAGTCCGCCGAATTTGGCAGAAATGCAGGATATGCAAGAAGACTTGCAGAAATTCCGGGATGTCGTTTACTTTCCTATGCAGAATGTAAACGACAACGGCCAAGAAATGCAAGACACCATGCAGAAATGCAAGACCCCGCCCCACTTTACAAACCTGAGAGGCGCTTTTTTCTGGAGAAGGGCAATAGCTCTTCTCCCCCCATCCATGTTCCACCTCGGCTCCCATCCGAGATACCACCGCCTAGTAAACCTGTTTTCAACCATAATATATTTCACATCGCGCCAGCCAAAGACCATCGAAGTCTCCGGCCGGCGCTTTTCTTATGCGCAAGGTGGGAGGGGGCGTACTTTTCAAACCCGAGATGAAATTTCGAAAGCCCGAAAACGAAAAGGCCAAAAAATAAAATTTGCGCGGTTGCCTTACGGCAACGAAGCAGATACCCTTCGGGTCTATGGCAGGGAAGGATTGGTTATGGTGCAGCAGCGAAGTAAGGCGGAGTCGGCGGCGCGGTAGCCGGGAGTGTAACATAAATCGTTTTGGTCGGATGGTACGATGAGAATAGAGAAACAAATCCGCAGAAGAACGGATGAAATATTGGAGGAAGAAATGAGAGCAACAATCTTTTCAGACGATTTTAACAGAATCGTAGATGCCACGAAGCAGTTCGTCAGCAAGGTTCATTGTGAGAGCTGGAAAGCGAAGGAGTACATTCGCTTCGATTTTGACGCCGAGCATCAGAAGGTGACGGCGATGTCGCTGGATGGCTATCGGATGAGCGTGGAGAACTCTGTGGTGAGTGAGTGCGACGAGAACTTCTCGGTCTACATCATGGGCAGCTTCCGCCTTCCGCGAAAAACCTACGCTGTGATTGAGAAGGTGGGGACCGAAGTTCAGATCCGATGCGCTGGGGCCCTGTTTGGATTTGAGCAGCCGGAAGATCCACAGCCGTTTGAATGGCAGAAGGTAATTCCGGAAGGCGAACCGCACTTCAAGATTGGATTTAATGGAAACTATCTGCTGACAGCACTTCAGGCCGCGAAGATCAGCGCTGGTCAGACATTCAGAAATCCAATCGTCTTGGAGTTCTGGTCTCCTATTTCTCCGGTGATTATCCGGACGAACACGGACGACATCAAAATGGTGCTTCCAATCAGACTGGGAGGGCACAAATCATGAGCAGGTATGTAGAGATCCCAGATGGAACATGCCGTGTCATTATTTTCGGATTGGATACAAAACCAATATCAGACCATGCTTACGATCCGGAAGATCGTGGCGCCGCTGTGCGAGAGGCGATTGACGGTGAGTGGATTGACGGCCATGGCGGCGCTCCGCGCTGCTCTGCTTGTGGAAATGAAGCTGACTATAGCAGCTGGGAGAAGGACTTCCGCGATAAGCTGCGCTTCAATAAAAGCCGGTACTGCTCCGATTGCGGCGCGCTCTTAGGCGAATAGGAGGAAAGAATGAACACAAAGAAAATCAATGTCGGCCTGTATGGCGATGGAAGCCGGGGCGCGAGGCTCCGGGCAGAGTATATTGCGTGCGACCGTGCGGAAGAATGCTCGCTCTACAAAAGTGGAAAGTGCTTCAACGTAACGACGTTTTTAGGTTTACGCTGTCCTATCGGTACCATGTGGTCTGTGGACGGTGGGACGAAGCAAAGCAAGGCGTTCCGCAATATGCAGGTTCAAGTTCGTGCTGACCCGTTATACGCAAAACTGAAATATCCATATCATGAGCAGATCGGGCGGATCGGCGATGATGCCTTCCTGGGTGTGCTGCACATCAGGATTGAGGATCAGAACGGGAGGTTAAATGTTTCAGATCCCGGATTCGGAAATAACAGGGTTGTCGTGAAGCGTGATACGCTGACACCTGAGAATCTGAATCGAATCTGCGCTTACCAGCCGCGAGCTTTTATGGGAGGCGTGATCACGAGTTATCAGGAAGAAACCGTTCCAAACTTCTTGCATCAGCTCTCCTTGCTGTTTCCAGACGAATACGCCGCCCTGATTGCGGAGTACCCGGAATACGCGGAGAAGAAGCCAAATTTCATTGGCCGAATCGCGAAGCTCGCCACCTGCAACCCAGCGTGTGAGTACAAGGACGGCGGGAGTGTATTCCGCTTTGATGGTGACTGGCTTATCTGCGACTGTTACAAATCCTCTTTTGCACCGTTCGATGGGAAGGGCGCAATGCTGAAAATTCAGCTGACGGATGAGATGACAGTTAAAATCACGGATAATGCGCAAGTGCTGCCGGAAACGGTGTTGCTATGAGGTAAGAACATGCCAATTAAGAATTATACGACAGACGTAGATGTCTACAAGACCCTCGGCACCATTCAGGCAGATCTCGTGAAGCACGGCGCCAAGAAGATCGTGCAGGACTATGATGATGCCGGCCGCATTGTGTCTCTGTGTTTCATGATCGACACGCCGAACGGCCCGCACGGAATCCGGCTCCCGGCAAACGTTGATGCGGTATGGTCAGTGCTCCAGCGCCAGAAGGTGAAATGCGACCGGGCACAGGCGGAGCGTGTCGCTTGGCGCATCATCAAGGACTGGGTAGCTGCGCAGATGGCAATTTTGGAAACCGAGATGGTTCAGATGGATGAGATCTTCTTGCCCTATATGATAAACGACTCTGGACAGACGCTCTTTCAGTGCTATCAGAAAAATCAACTTTTGATCGGAGATGCCGGAAATGAGTGACAAATTCATTCTTCGCAGTGCTGCGATCGACCTCATTCGAAAGCAAAAGGGTTCTCTCACTGATCCGTGTCCTCAAAGAGTCGTAGAAGACACTTATGATCGCATTATTCGCTCCATCAAACAGTTTTCTGCGGCCGATGTAGAGGAAGTGGTTCATTGCAAAGATTGTGCGGCTTGTAGCCCTGTCCGTCATTGGCGCACAGGAGAATTAACCTATTACCTCTGCAATCGCACGGATTTTGTGGTGTCGGCAGATGGTTTCTGCAATTTTGGACGCAGGAGGACAAACAATGGGTGAGGAGAAGCGCATGGATACTTTCGAATCGCTGGCTCGAAATCATGTTGAATTGCAGGTGAAACCGTGCGCAAGCGGCGTTTTATGCTCGGCGCTCATGTATAACGCAGACGGCTCGATTGTGATTCTGGCAAAAGAGGGCCTTGCGCTTGGATATTTCGATTATCCGATGGGAACGGGAGAATGGAAGCTGCACAGCAAACTCGAACACTGGGATGATTGGGGCGAGAAATTCATCTTGGAGTGCCCAAGTTGCGGCAGAAAAGTCTTTCATGTGGATTATCGTGATGATCCGGAAGATTTACTGCGGAAATACCCATTCTGCCATTGCGGAATGAAGATGATCGGAATTTCGGAGGTTATTGAATGACGCTGAGAGAGCTGCTGATTAGAAGTCATGATCTGCCGCAAAAAGAGAGTTTTAATTTTCGGGTAGAGCAAATTGGCCCGTTTCTCGGCGGTGCTGGAGTTCTTCTTTCTCGGGAAGAAAGAGAAGTCCAGTTTCTCGCAAGGCTCGTTTTTGGCGTCAATGTCTTTTGTGACACACTCGGCCATCTTTGTTTCAACAAAGGACTGCCGGGGAGGCTGTACGAGGGAAAGGTATTTGTCCGCATGGAAGATCCGGACGAAGAGATTGTCCCAAATGAGAAAAATGCGTTTTTGCTTACAGAGAATATCGCCAATGAACTCCAAGTGATTGACCTTCGAATTGAGGGATTAACACGAACGCGCGTCTTCAATGGGAGAGAAGTCGTTTGGGAGAAGAATATCTCTTGGGAGAACGCTTATGGGAAAAATTGAAATCAAAGATTATCTTGGCGAGGCGGAAGTTCTCGCACAGATGGCCGAAGAGGCGGCGGAGCTGGCACAGGCAGCTTTGAAACTGCGTCGAGCGATTGATGGCAAGAATCCGACTCCGAAGTCCATCGATGACTGCCGGAAAAGCCTAATCGATGAATACAGCGATGTCGTTCACTGTGCCATTGCTCTTGGGATTTTGCCGGACGGTGATTTGATTCGTGAGAAATCAAAACGCTGGTGGAAGCGACTTGGTGTGGATGGAAAGGAGAGTGTGCTTTATGAGCCCTGACAAATATGTCAATGCGACACGGTTGATTGGTGTGCTGGAAAGCGTGTTGGAGGATGAAGAGAAAAAAGAAGCGTCTCTTGAAAAAATGGCAATGGTCTCGTCGCTCAGATGCGCCATACGTCTGCTTTCGGAAGAAGTTGCTGCTGACGTAGAACCCGTAATCCATTGCAAAGATTGCCAGAAATGGCATCGGGACGAAGAGTGGTGCGAGGAACACTCGCATTTTATCGGCTCGGAAGGTGAAGCGTGCCATCCTTGGGCGAGCAGCGACTGGAAGATGTTTGATGAGAACTATTTCTGCGCGGACGCGGTGCGTCGGGAGGATACATGACTCTGAAAGAACAATTCTTCGAAGAGGCAAATCTTACGCTTTCCAATCTGATCCCCGCTGATGAACAGCGCAGAATCCTTTTGCAGTACAGATGCGAGCTGGAACCGAATTTTCTTGGTTTTGTGGATGCCTACTACGCATTGAGCAAACTCATTCCCCAAGACACGACGATAATCGACTTTGGTTGTTATCTGGCTGCGCAGAGCTATTTCTTCAAAGATCATAAAGCCTACATCGGTGTGGATGAGGTAATGGATATGCAGCGGTTCCGGCCGCCCAATGCGACGCACTACTATGGCCGGATTCAGGATTTCCTAGCCGCCGATGGCCCAATTCCTTACCAGTTCAACAATCTGGAATACTTTGCGATCTGCAACTACGTTCCAGACCCCGAGGCCCGCCGGATGGTGCGCGAGCGGTTTCAGAACTGTTTCTGCTTCTACCCGTGCGGAGTAGTGTGAGTTAGAAATGTGTTTTGAAAATGCGGTATAACGCCGTGGAGAGGAAAATGAATGGAAGACCATAGACAAAAGGACAGCCTCATTCGGCTCCGCTATATCGGAAAAAGCGGTGTGCGCGGCCTTCGGCACGGAAAAGTTTACACTGTGTCACTGGTCAGCATGTACCGCCGCATCTGGGTGGAAGTGGATGGTGAGGCGATCCACTACGACAGTTTAGGCCATTTGGCGCGAAACTGGGCAGACATTGGAGGACTGAGAAAATGAGTGCATGTGATCTCATTATTGCGTATTGCAAGCAGCACGGCTCCATCACGCAGATGGAAGCTACCAACGCTTTGGGCTGCACACGGCTTTCGGGTCGGATCTGGGATCTGAAACGCCGCCCCGGCATCGTTGTCACAGATGCTTGGGAGTATGGAGTCAATCGGTATCAGAAGCCTACCAGATATAAGCGATACTACGTTACGGAGGAAGCAAAGTGATTGAAGCGAAAGTCAAATGCGCATTCTGCGGGAAAGAAATCGGAGAATCTGGTTATGTGTGGAAAGTTCGTGTTGTGAATTGCAACGGTCGGACAGAGTATCTTCCAACCTGCTCAGAAGAACATGCCAGACTTACGAAGGAGAAGTATGCCTGCATTCACGAGGAAATGTCCAAGTATGTGAAACAGCAGGTCCTTCAAAAGATGCGCGTCAGAGATTATCTGGGATGATGCGATGCAAGGTCTGTGGAAAGGAATATTCCGGATGGGGCCGATATTCAAAAGACTGCTGCAGTCGGGAGTGCGCCGCGCGCGCGCGGCAGACGTTTGGTGGAGCTACGCGCTCGACGCCGGTTCTGATCGTGATTCCAAGAGCACTTTATCTTTCTGCTGGTATGAACCCAGAGATTGGCTCAATCTATAAAGCTGAGAAAATCGGAAACGTGGACGGAAATGGTTTTCACTATCGTCTTACAGTTCGCGGGAGGCCCCTTTTGTTGAAAGAGTCTGACTGCTGGGAAGTGGAATTGAACGTTATGTGTGCGGAAGAACATGGAATTCGCCCCAAGCCGGGATGGGATAACGCGGTAATCTCCAAATTTCTGTGCAGCGGATTTGGAAAGTAGGAAATTATGGATAAGCCAACTTGTGACAGCTGCAAATGGTGGGAGCCTTGGAGCGAGGTATGCTTCAATGGTGAAAGTCCATATTGCGCCGATTTCGTGAACTGCGGGTGTGAAAAATATGAGGAGGACAAAGAAATTGAACGTTTATACAAAGAATGATTGTACCACATCTACGCTGGATGAGAATCTTCGAAATGTAGGGCTGCAGAACGACTCGCAGAGCGCTATTGATCATCCAGCGCACTACAATCATGGCTCGATTGAGTGCATCGACGCGCTCAACGCTATGGTTGAAGAATGGAATGATTCGGTAGCTGCGGTCCTTGCATGGCAGACCGTCAAATACATCTGGCGTCATCCATTCAAAGGGAAACCGACCGAAGACCTCAAAAAAGCGAGATTCTATCTCGACCGATTGATCGAACAGTATGAGCGTGAGGCGTAAAACTGATTTCCGGCTTACGCTGATGCGCAGCTGTGGGACATGCGGAAAGTCTTTTGTTACCTCTGCTGGTAGCCCATGGATAAGACAGGTCAAGCGAGATGGAAAAAAGCAGGCGACAACCTACTACTGCTCCGAGAGCTGCTATGCTGCAAGCTATAAGCATATTGGATTTTTCGATGGAAAGGCAACGGAGCGGCGGAGAGAACGTGAGCGCAACCGCGACGTCAGAGAGAAAAACAGGCAGTATTATTTGGCTCATGCGGAAGAAATCAAAGCAAAAAAGCGAGCCTACTATGCATCAAATCCGGGTCTGAGTGCAGCGAACAGCAGGTACAACCGGAAGAAAAACAGACTGCTTGCCGCAGAGTCGGCGAGTCAAGGAGAAATCGTGGAATTTGGAGGACAATGTGAGACACTTTAAGGATTTTTTGGCATACGCCATATTTGTGATTGCACTTTTTGCTTTTACATTTTCGGTGTTTCGAACCGGTGCTGCAGCAATCAGCCGTCACAACAGCGAAACGGAAGCGAAGAGCAATTCAAATAAAAGATCATTCAAACTCGAAGATTTTTCGGTGCCAGAAACAGATACTGAGATTTTAAGCCGCCCGGTCGTATTCATTCCGTGTGAGATAGAATCGGAAATACCGGCGCAGGAGCCGCCGACGGAAGAAGCGTTGGAATCATTGGAAGCGATTGAAGAAACTTCGGAAGAGAATTTTCCTGTCGATGAGGCAGAGCTGGAGATGTTGGCATGTACGATCTACATAGAGGCCGGCGGAGATGCGTGCTCGGACGAAACCCGGATGATGGTCGGGAATGTGGTTTTGAATCGCATCGCAGATGAACGCTTTCCCGACACGATGGAAGAGGTCCTGCTTCAGCCCCGGCAATATAACACATTTTCATGGACTGGCATTCAGTGGCCTGCAAGGGCCAGTACAGAGCCGGAGGCCGAGGCAGTAGCCCGTGCCTACGATTGTGCCCGTAGGTTGCTGGAGGGAGAAAGAGTTCTCGATGCCGACGTCGTGTGGCAGGCCGAGTTTTTCCAAGGCAGTGAAGTTGTTTCATATCAGGATGGCATCTATTTTTGCCGATGAGAAAGGAGTAATTCACATGTGTACGCTCCAAGTCCTCGCGGGCATAGCAAATCTCTTGGCACTGATCCCGGTTATGGTCGCAGTAGTTATTGCCATTAAACTCCGAAAGGCTATCTGGGTTGCGCTCTTCATTTCCGAGATTTTGCTAGTGCTTTATGCACTGGCATTTACACTCAGCTTCGTCATTCCGTAAGAACACCGTACACCCCCAGGAACCACTTTATTTCTTCAAATGCAAAAGGACACGTATAAACCACAAACGATGCGTCGCGTCGAACCAGCGGCGCGACGCATCGGTTTAGAACGCCGAGGAGAATAGAAATGCTCAACAAAGTAATTTTAGCCGGACGGCTCTGCACCGATCCGGAGTTAAGACGCACGCAAAATGGGACAGCCGTAGCAACAGTGTCGCTGGCCGTTGATCGAGATTATGCAAAGCCAGGCGAACCTCGGGAGGTCGATTTCGTTCATCTGGTGGCATGGTCGAGCACCGCAGAGTTTATGTCCCGCAACTTCTCAAAAGGAAGAATGGCAATCGTAGTTGGACGGCTGGCATTGAGACGGTACGAGGATCATGAGGGAAAGAAGAAAAGTGTCATGGAAGTCATCGTGTCCGATGCCTACTTTGGGGATAGCAAGACTCAGAACAACGTAAGCAGTCCGCCTGACTATTTGTCTGATACGCAGGCCAAAGTGAAACCAGCGGATTTCGCTGAGATGACATTTGATAATTCTGATCTTCCGTTTTGAGAGGTAGAAAAGTATGAGCGACGTTCAGTGGATTAAAATTAAAGTTGGCATGTTCGATGGAGAGAGCTTTAAGAAAATCAAGAAAGCGAAGATTGGAGGAGAGAGCTTCCGTGACAAACTGACTGCCGTTTGGTTTGAATTGATGGACTTTGCAGGAAAATGTAACCATTCTGGATTCTTTATCAGTTCACGGGAGATTCCGTATCGTTCTATCGCGGATATTGCCGTGATGATAGACCGGGAGCCGGAAGAACTTGAACTCTGTATGAGATTTTTCATCAATGAAGGAATGGTTGAAATTATCGATGATGTGTATCTCCTCTCAAACTGGATGATGTATCAGAACGAGGAGAAACTTGAACGCATCCGAGAACAAACACGCTTGCGCGTCGCAAAATATCGTGCGTTAAAGGCTGGAAAGGATGCAGAAGGAGATGTAACGCAAGATGGCGTTACCGATACCGTTACAAAATCGTTACCCTCTTATTCTTATTCTTATTCTAATTCTAAAAAGAAAGATAAGGGTAAAGAGGGTACGGGAGGAAAGGGGAAAGAGAAGCCGCAAAAGCAGATGGTTTCGGAAGCAGAGTTCGAAGATGCGATTAAATCGTTTCCTTCGTCTATTCAGGAAATTCTTCGAGATTGGTTTGCGTACAAAACAGAACGCAAAGAAGGATACACACCTCGCGGCCTAAAGAGTTTGATGACGACGGTTCGTAAGAACGTTGAAGAATACGGAGAGCGGCTGGTTGTTGAGGTTATTGAGAGCAGCATGAGTTCGATGTATGTCGGGATTGTTTGGGATAAGTTGAAAAAATATAAGCCTGTTGTTGAGCAAAAGGCTCTTAACCGGGATGATTACGGCTCACCGATGGATTTCTACAAATGACAGAAAACAAGAAAATGGATGCGCTGCTCGCGCTGGCGCAGGAAAAGAGAGATCAGAAAAGAGAGAATATCACAGATTCAGCTCCGTTTGCAGAGGCAGTTGTCGGTGTCGCAAAGCTGGCAGCCACAGAGGCCAAGAAAGATTCCGCCACAGCTGTCGTAGGCGAGGATGGCCTTCTGCATTGCACAATCTGCGGCGGAAGGCGACAGACGATTGCCACCTTCGGGGACGGGAAGCAAGTCAAAGTCTATTGCAGATGCAAATGCCAAGCGGAGCAGGATGCAGCGGAAAAGGCTGATTACCAAAAGCGTGAAGAAATGCAGCGAGTGGATAAGCTTCGGACGCTGGGATTCGCAGATCGAGAAATGGTGAATTGTACGTTCGAAAACGATGATGGTGCCAATCCGAAACTGACGGCTGGAATGAAGCAATATTGCGAAAACTTCCCGAGACTCAGGAGAGAGGGAACGGGCCTACTCCTGTACGGGCCGGTTGGGACGGGAAAGAGTTTTTATGCAGCGTGCATTGTAAACGAGCTGATTTCACGCGGGTATCCGTGCCTTATGACCACGTTCCCAAAACTGGCAAATCAACTTTCCGCCACATGGGATGGAAAGCAGGAGATAATCGACGGGCTTGCGCGGTTGTCACTTCTAGCCATCGATGATCTTGGTGTTGAACGGGATACGGAGTATATGAATGAAAATATCACGGTGATTGTCGATACGTTGTGTCGTGCAAAGATCCCGCTCATCATTACGAGCAATTACACTCCACGACAAATGGCAGGAGAGTTCGAAATCAAAAGGAAGCGTGCCTTTGACAGGCTCTTGGGTCGCTGCCATCCTGTGGAGGTTTTGGGTGAGAGTCGCAGGAAGGCCATGGGAAGGAACAATTATCTTGAAATGAAGGAACTTTTGGGGATCTGAGGGACCGAGATGGAATTTAAGATTGTCCGCGCTCTCGATGGTCAGGTTATGATGACGACGAGCCACGAGAGCTGCATTTACAGTGATGCCACGATCAGAAATATGATGAAAGCTGGCTATAAGGCATACAAGGACGGAAGAGTATATCGGCCGGCGCAGGAATGGAAGGTGAGGAAGAGTGGTTCAGATCGGCGATAAAGTGAAGAAACGCTTCTCTCTGACTGATCACGCGGATGGGAAAAGTGATGACACATCAAAGCTGTATTTCGGGAAGGTAATATGGATTCATCCGGAATGCCGATTCTATGTGGCTGAATTCAGCACGTTCAGGGGAGAAATATTCCGGAGCTGCTTCCGGGAAAATGAGAGTTAGGGAGAAAACGAGATGACAAAGAAAGAAGCAATTCGTCAATACCACGGACGGAGATTCGAGTTTGTATGGAAAAGCGTAGAAAAAGGATACTGCACAGAGGATGATCTGTGGTTCTTGATACCGAATGGCTGGAAGCGAATGCACGGATTCCTTGTCACGCGGACGTTTGCAAAAAGAAAGAGCGCTGCGAAAAGGAATCGGAAACGCAGAATCATGTTCTCAGGAGTTTTTGGGGTCATGATAGAAACAATCGATAAAATTTTGCCAAGGGCCGTTGAAACTACGTTTTCTGAGTTCGTCGATTTCAAATCTGTACCGTTCGCTGATGTATCGATCTTCTAAAAGGGGCAGAGGCGTGCCGATTTTCGTGCCGATTTTCGCGCGTTTCTGACTGACTGATTAGTCAGAAAACTGGTTAAAAAGTTAGTCTGGTGACTTTTCTGAATTATAGGCATATAGGTGGAAAGCGTTGAGAATACAAGAAAAACCGGCAATCTCAACGATTGCCGGCTTTTCTTCATTTGGTCGGAGTGTCGGGATTCGAACCCGACACCAATCTTTCAAACATGTTGATTTTCAAGGACAAAATTTTATCGTGCCGATTTTCGTGCCGATTTTGAAGGACTTTTGGTTCCTGATTTTTTCTCCTGCGTGGTTTCGGTGGAACCCTGAAGATAGAATCTACGCATCTTATTGGTTGCAGCGTTCTTATCTTTTGCAGCTTCACGCAAATAGCATTCATGAACGACTTTAATATCATTCCATCCGCCGACACGCATGGTGCGTTCTTCGCTCCAACCGAGATGGTAAGCAAGGGAACAGAAAGATCGACGTAGACCATGAACGCCAACTTGCGGCAAATTGTTTTCTATGCAAATTGCGTTGATCCTGCGAGTAAGAGTATTAGGATAACAGTCAATTAGTGGACCTTCGTCTGGAATGACTTCAAGGAGCCTAGGAACGAGAACGGGTACCGGCCGAGTGGATTTTTCAGATTTATTCGTATCCTTGTGAACAAGTTTTCCGTTTTCGTCGTAAACGACGGCACCAGACACAGAAAGATACTCGGAGCCTTTGATCTCAAAATGCAAACTGTCACGGGTTAATGCCATGATTTCTGAGCGACGCAAAGAATGCAGTGCCAAAAGCGCACCGAGCTCAATCGGCTTTTCTCGAATAGCCTTCACAAAGACAAGGATTTGCTCATAGTCGAGAGTGGGCTGGCCTCCTTTCTTGAAGGCAGGGAGGGTGACATTCGGGACATCAAACTCCAAATAGTTCATCGTGGCTGTCACAAGTGCCCACACATTGCAAACAGTTTTTGGGGAACAATGCTTCAGCTCTTCGCCAATGGCGATCTGCCACTCACTCTTTGTAATTCCAGAAAGGTCACGGCCCATATAATCGAGAAAATGATTTTTTCGATATGACATATAGTTGCGGCGGGTAGAAGGAGAAAGAGAAGGGCCTCGCTCTGCAATCATTTTGTCAATGGCTTTTCCGAGCGTGATTCTCGATGCATTCTTCTTTTTCTCGATGAAGCCGGCGCGGATGGCTTTGGCCTTGGCAATGCACAGCTCTTTTGTGGGCTCCGTGATGCTCTGCTTTTCGGCATCCAAATAAATCCGCCAGTTTCCACTAGCAAGTTTTCGCGGAGACGGGACTTTGAGCGCATCTTTCTTCTTGCGCTCTTTGAGCTGCTTTTCTCCGCACCAATTACAGAACATGGAATTATCTTCGATTTCACGGCCGCAGGATTTACACTTCATGACGTTGCTGCTCCTGAAGCTGTTGTAGAGCGTCATCCCGCTCCTGCATAACGCGAAGGAATTCCTGCTTGAGAGCATAAAAGGTGTCGGCGCAGATGCCAAGCTCTGGGGCCTTCTTGATGTTTTCGTCGAGTGCGTCCAGCACGAGCTTGTCACGTTCAGTATAAGGTTTCAATTTTGCTATACCTCTTTCTTTGAGAATTTTGGATATGTATTATTGCTGGACTGCAGAGACTATTTTTTCTTGTTTTTGTTTAGAACTTTGAAGATTGTAATTATGACTGTGATAACGGCTGCGGCGATGATAAGGATGATGATCCACGAAAAGACGCTGAGATTTCCAAACTGGATCAGTCCGGCATCTTTGATCTGGAAGTCGATAATAAGATAGACAATCAGAAAGAATGCCAAGATGATGCTCATTGCGAGCTGCGCGTATTCTACGGGGCGGTGTGATGTAGACTGTGTCGTCTTGTATTCGTCGAGTTTTTTCAGACCATCAGCTGTTGCAGTGGCCGTATTCACCATGCCCTGTAGACGCTGAATTTCTGCGTCTTTCTGTGCGTTGTCAAGTTCTAGGGCATGAATCTGTTTTCTTAATTCTGAAGCGTCTTCACTCCGAATAGGTAGACCACAGAGTTCATCGAGAGACAGGCCCATGGTATCGGCCATAGCTGCGCAGTTGAACAGAAGCGGATTCGCCTGCGCGCCGGCGTTGATTCGACTGACGTTAGAATATGGGACACCTGACTTTTCGGCGAGGGCGTTGACTGTTAGCCCAAGCTCAATCCTTCTCTGCTTAATTTTTTCTGAGAAGGAATCGAAATACGGGGATAGCTTTTCCGTTGACGTTGACATTTCGAGCCTCCAAAAGCAGAATTTGAAATTTAGGGTAGTGTTTGGGCAGAATAGGAGAGTGTTTTGAAATCCGAGGTGTGGACTTCTGGAAACAAAATCTGCTACGATAGAGGCGTAGCAGATGACAGGTAATACGGGATCTGCTATAGGCTCCGTCGTCGGTGGCACGGCGGCGGAGCCGCTTTCAACGCTGATGCAATTATCTCAGCACACCGGAAAGACTCCTTTCATGCATGGCTCTTGTTTGCCCGGACTAGTCCGGGCAAGCCGTGATAAAGTCACGGCTTGAATGAATCGCTGATTATATCACAGCACGTGTGTGATAATTCGGACATTTAAGTGCGGCACGTCGTAGAAAATTTTAATACCAATTTGTGCATGATGGATATTGCAAATATCGAACAGATGTTTTAATATTAGATGTAACAAAAATAATTTCGACCGTGTGATAACATGAAAATAGAGAGCGACGGAAGAAAGGGAAATGGAAGATGGACAGAGAAGAACTTATAAAGAAAATTATCACACAGTTGGATGGACTAAATATTGAAGAGCTTAACGAGATTTATTCCTGTTGCGAATTACATCAATCTGGGCGGAAAGAGACTCCAGCGTGTCCAGAGAAAGGCCATCCAAAGACGCAATAATTTTTGCTCGAACTTCAGCCTCCGCACTGTTATCAGTGTTGGGGCTGCTTTTTTTTGCTTTTTCTTGCTGAATGGTAGGCAATTCGTCTCCGTCAAGCTCCGCAAGTGTAATACCAAAGTGATCAGCGATTTTTTGCCTCGTCCTCGTATGGGGAATAGTCTTTCCTGCTTGCCAAAGCAATACGGCTTGATTGCTAGAGCCGATTATTTTTGCAAGGCGATAGGCGGAATACCCCTTACTTTGCATACAGTAATTTAGATTATGCACAAATGCCATAATTAGACCTCAAATTTTGTACAATATGATACTTAAAGTTTGATTGACATATACGTAAACTTTGAGTACAATAATAACTGTGGACAGGCAGTAAAAACCTGAACACTCTGACAATACAGGTCGGAGTGAACTCAATGTTGTAGCAAACTTAGAGTATCACCAACTACTTGATTTGTCAACAAAATAATCTAAGTTGGAGGTGAAATAGTGGGTTTTGCGAAAAATCTCACCAACTTACAGGCTGAACACGGCGAAACGAATTATCGTCTTGCAAAGGAAATCGATGTTACTCAAACTTCCGTTAAAAGTTGGAATACTGGGGAGCGTCTACCGCATCCGAAGACACGAAAAAAGATTGCGGAACACTACGGCATAACCGTGGAAGAACTGATGAGGGAGGATGAATGAGGGAACTGATTCCAATGGATGAGTATGGGGTATTTGCTGACCGGAATGATACAGCCAGAGTGAGCAGTTTGATGGTGGCTAAATATTTTGACAAAAGCCACAATCACGTATTGCGAGACATTCAAAATCTGGACTGCTCCGACGCATTTCGACTGTCCAACTTTGGACAGTCCCTATACATCAACGAACAGGGAAAGCGACAGCCCTGCATTTGTATGACACGGGATGGATTTATGTTTCTCGCGATGGGGTACCGAGGGAAGAAAGCGGCGGCAATCAAAGAAGCGTATATCAAACGCTTCAACGAAATGGAAATGTTCATCCGCACGTTGGTTGAAACCAGACAGGAATTCCCGCTACTGACCGACAATATCAAATTGATTCATGAAAAACCGAAACCTTATCATTTCTCAAATGAAGCTGATATGCTGAACCGGCTGGCTCTTGGCATGACGGCAAAAGAGTTTCGCATGGCGCATGGTCTGAAGGCTGGCGAGAGCATTCGACCTTACTTGACGGAGAAACAAATTTCTGTTTTGGACACGCTGCAAAAGGTCGATATTGGACTGTTACTGGCAATGCCAGATTTCAATCAGAGGAAACGACAACTGCAATGGTATTTGGCCCAAACGTCAAATACCGAGAATTACAGGAAGGAGGCCGCCAATGCCGGATGTTAAAAGCAGCGAAAAAAAGCAGCGCAAAAAAATTGTCAACAACAGCAGAAAAAAACAGCCGGATTTTTTCGCCATTACGCGGCTGATTCGTGGATATGCCACGCCGCCCCAAGTGGCCGTGATCCTGAACTGCTCGCCGACTACGGCAAGAAAAAAGATGAATGCCCCGGAACTCTTCACGCTTGGCGAATTGAAGTGGATTTGTCATGAGACACACATTCCGGTGGAGGAGATGCAGAAGGCGGCTATGGTATGAGCCTGATACGAAAACATTTCGAGGATCGGCGGAGCTGGCTGGAAGGTCGGCAGGAGCTGGGGCTTGGCGGCTCCGACGCGGCGGCGGTCTGCGGGTTATCACCTTGGATGTCGCCGGTGGAGCTCTGGAAGATCAAAACGGGGCAGAAGAAGGCGAAGGACATTTCGAGTGATGAGGTCGTAGAACGCGGAGTCCGGATGGAACCGGCGCTCAGAACGCTGTATGCGGCCATGAACCCGACGGTTCAAGTGGAGTATTATCCGTTCGATATTCTGGCGCAGAGTGAGAGGCCATGGCTGACGTCGACGCTTGACGGAGAATTGATCGACGAAAACGGCCGGCGAGGAATTTTGGAAATCAAGACCGGCCAGACCATGAAAAAAGCGGATTATGAAAAATGGTCGGACGGAAAAATCCCGGACAACTATTACTGCCAGACACTGTTTCAGCTCCTTGCGACCGGCTGGGAGTTTGTGGATCTGTTTGCGGCGCTCGAAGACATCCGCGGGGATTGGTCAATCCGGACGCGCCACATTGAACGGGCCAGCTGCGAGGATGACCTTGCATGGCTGCTGGAGAAAGCCGAGATATTCTGGGGTTATGTGCAGAGACGGCAGATGCCGCCAATGGTATTGCGTTTGTAAGGAGGAAAAATTTTGTACGTTGCAGTAAAATTTTACCGTGAAAAGACGGGCGGTTATTCTGGCATGGCGTATAGCTATGAAACGGATCTGCCGCTGAAAGCTGGCGACCGCGTGATCGTTCCGGCTGGGAGCGGAAAGAACCGGGCCATCGTTGTGAGAGAGAACGTTCCGCAGAGCGAGATCAATCCGGCGTTCTTCCCGCTGAAGAAAATCACGGAGTATGACGTGGAGGAGGCGGAGGGCTGATGCAGACGACAGAAATTCGGATGATCACAGACCTCGACAGTGCCGTTCCGCAGAGCCTTGACTTCAACTTTGAGGAAGTAAAAGACTGGCTTGCCGAAAATCTGACGGCCTACCGGTCCATGGTGGTCACGGAGGATGCGCTGGGCGCCGCCAAGGCCGATAAGGCGAAGATCCGAAAGATCAGCTCGGCAATTTCAGAACAGCGGATCGCGGTCAAGAAGCGCTATCTGGAACCATACAACTCCTTTGAGGCGAAAATGAAGGAGCTTTCCGCGATGTGCGACGAGGCTGCGAAGAACATCGATACGCAAGTCAAAGCATTTGAGGAAAAGCGGAAGACAGAAAAATGTGATCTCCTCAAGCAATACTTCTCTTCTGTCAATCATCAGAGTTGGCTCACGTTTGAGAGAATTTTCAATCCTCGTTGGCTGAATGCGACGTTTTCCTTTGATGAGGCAAAGAAGGAGATCGACAGCAGAGTCAAGGTTGTTGAAGTAGACTTGGAAACCATCCAAAAGATGGAGAGCGATTTTCAGGATGAGCTGATGCTGGAATACCAGCGGAGCCTTGAAATGAGGACTGTGTTCGAGAAACAGATCATGCTTGGGCAGATGAAAAAGCAGCGTGACGCCCAAAGGGTTGCGCAGGAAGCGGCAGCGAAGGCAGCTGCTGAGAGAGTGGCTACTGCGCAGAAGCCCGAAGAGCCGGTTGCCAAAACTGAGCCGGTGGCAAGGCAGAGTGAGGAAACGGCGGAGCCGCTGGAAGTTCTGGATTTTCGCTGCTATCTGACCAGAAGCCAGAAAATCGAGCTGCGGGACTGGCTGATCAAGCACGGTATTAAATTTGGCCGTGTGCCGAAAGAGGATTACTGAGGAGGAAATTGAGATATGAATACAACAAATAGATTGGCCCCGAGACAGCAGACCTTTTCTGGCGCAATCACATCCACGACGATGCAGACGATGATCCAAAAATCGCTGAAGGATGACCGGGCCGCTGCACGCTTTACATCAACGCTGATTTCGGCCGTCAATGCATCGGATCAGTTGAAAGCCTGCGAGCCAGGGACGATTGTGGCGGCAGCACTGCGAGGTGAGGGCATGGGCCTGAGCCTTGGAATGGGGTACTATCTCGTTCCGTATGGGCAGACCTGCACGTTCATCGTTGGATATAAGGGGTTGATCGCTCTGGCGCTGGCGACGGGGCAGTACAGCGACATTGACTGCATTGACATCCGGGAAGGTGAATATAAGGGCCGTGACCGGAGAACCGGAAAGCCATCGTTTGACTTTGAGGTCTATGCGGACGATGAAGAGCGGGAAAAAGCGAAGATCATTGGGTATTATGCATATTTTGAGCTGAAAAACGGCATGTTCCGTTCGGAATACTGGAATATGGACAAGCTACTCAAGCATGCAGACAAATATGCACAGGCGTTTAAGCTCGATAAATTCAATGCCTTTGTCAACGAAGAACTCAGCGAGGCAGAAACGGCAAAGCTGAAAAAGTCCTCGCCTTGGTACGATGTTGGAGGCGGACAGGAGCGGATGTGCAAGAAGACGGTTCTTCGCAGCCTCTTGAATTCTGGTTATGCTCCGCTGTCAAACGAGGTCCGCTATGTCCTTTCGGAAGATGATGAAGATGGCATGATTCCGGATCTTCCGGTTCTCAGCGTGGATCGGAGCACCGGCGAGGTCATTGATCCTGCGCCGGCAGCGATTGAGAGCGCCAAAGACGATGATTTCTTCGGCGGCGGAAATACGGTCGAGGAAGAGCTGAAGCAGCGGGAAGAGGCCGCACAGACTACTGAGGCCACGACAGAACCCAAGAGCCAGAAGAAAAGTCAGAAAAATGCTGCACAGGCAGAAGATGACTTCTCGGATGATGGGTTCTTCGGCATGGGTGAGGCATGAGGCCGCTTGTAAATCGCGTAGAGCAAGACCCAAAAGACCCAAAACGCAAATTCTGCCAAAGCATGGTTATCTGGGGGAAGGTTACGCGCGACGCAAAGCTGGAATACACGAAGGGGTCGGAAACAGCCCCTCCAAAGCCAAAGGTCACGTTCGGTGTCGCGTATGGCGACAAGGGCGCAGAAAACGATAAGAAATTCATGAACTGCATCTCCATCGGAGAGTGCTACCAGACGGATTTGGCGCAGCGAGTTCGTGCTGGGGACTATGTTTTGATTGCCGGAAGATGGTCCAGCAAGGAGTATACAAACAAGGACGGAGAGCAGAGGACTTGGAATGAGCTGCGGATCGAACACATCGAAATCCTCAGTGATGGATTCCGGGAGGCTGTAGTGGATGCCATGACGACCGCAATGTCGAAGATATTGACGTTGGGGCGCTATGATGAGAAGCGTGATTTCGTGAAAGCCTTCAATTTGTCCTTTGTTGATGCCTTCTGGAATCTCTGTCAGGAAATGCAGGGCGAGGCCGCGGAAGAATCGGTTGACGGTGATGGATACGGTGCCGATGACTATGAAATGACGATTTGAGGAACTATGGGGCTGAACATGAGCTTATCGGATCTGCCGGAGCCTTACAGAAAGCAGGCGACGGAGAAAATCCTTTCTCAGATGAAGAAAAAACAGACTGCGCCGCCACAACCTATCCAGAAAGAAAAAAAGACGCCGAAACTGCACAACAAAAAAGTTGAGCGCGGCGGCAAGACTTTTGACAGCATCAAAGAAGCAAACCGATATGACGAGCTTGTGCTGATGGAGCAGCAGGGGATGATCCGAAATCTGGAATGGCAGAAGAAATTCCCTCTGCTGCCGGCACAATATAAAACAGTCGTCAGATATGGAAAAAATGGAGCGCGCCTGAAAGATGGGCAAAAGCTGGTGGAACGGGCGGTCGATTATTACGCCGATTTTGTGTATAAGAAAGACGGCATTTTGGTGGTGGAGGATGTGAAAGGCTATCGAAATCCATCTTCCGCGGCCTACGCAAAGTTCGTACTAAAGCGGAAAATGATGCTTTATTTCCACGGAATTGAGATTACGGAAGTTTAACTGCACCGGAGGAAAACAAAATGGAAGTCAATTATGAATCATTGGTGATCCGGGCGTCAGTGCCTTGGCAAAGCGTTTACCGGGAAGAGGTCGTGGAAAGGCATACGACAGATTCTCAGGAAGATATAGATTTCTGCCTCAACCACTGCCCTTATGCGAGCGATGAGTGCTGCAACTGCCTCGCCGGTGGAAAACCGGAGGCGAAGCGAGGGCGCCCGGAAAAGTTTGACATAGAAAGACTGGCTGAGATGCTGCGGTTGAAAAAAACCAGCGCTGAGATCTGCAAAGAGCTCGGAATGAGCAGGATGACCGTTTCCAGGTATAAGAAAAAATTGTGTGGTGTTTGACATGACAAAGCGAGAGAAATTGATTCAGCGGCTCCGCTGCCCGAAAATTGCATCCTGTCCATTTGAACTGCGCGAGACAACATGCAGCAAGTGCCAGAAAACTGTGAAGGAAGAGGCTGCTGACGAGTTGGAGCGGATGGAAAAGCAGTCCTGCATTGCGGAGGGCGTGGAATGAAGGGCGGATGGCGTTTGATGGCCTCCGGTAGCATGATCCGCTGCCGGAACGGTCATATCGTGGGCTGCGTGGAGGACGGGCGGCTCGTGATGCGATATAGAAAGCGGACGGCTGTCTATTCTTCGGAACGTGGGGATGCGGAGATCATCTGCGACCAGTGCGGAGCGATGGTCAAGACGCATCTGATCGGTGGAGCAGTCTATTTGGAGGAATGGAATGAAAATTGAAAAGGGCTACTATCTCAAGATGAGAAATGGCTATATTGGCTACATCTCTGCTGTTTTGAAAACTGACTCGGAAGAGAACCATGCTTTTGAGTACACCATTACACATCCGGAAATCGGGAAATACGCATTTTTCGTGGGGTCCGAAAAAGAAATGTGGAGAAAGTTTCACACGATTGGCACGGAATCCATTCCAATCGTTGCGGAAGACGAGTCAGATAAGGCAAAATGCAGTCTTGAGAAGAGAATCAAACCATTTTCACTCGTTAAGAAAGAACAAAGAGAATGTTGGAAGATTCAAACAGACCGACATGGCGGCGTGACAAAAAATTTTGGAATACATGATATTTATCTGAAGGATATTCCGGACAACGAACGCCTTGCATTCAAGATCAATGAAATCATAGAAGTTTTGAATGGGATGATTGATAAAGATGGAAATTGATCTCGGACGGGCGATTCCGCTTCCAATTCTGGAAGTTCAGGAGATGGAGGCCAAAGGGATGCCGATTGAGCTGGTTCTGTGCCCTCTATGCGGAGTGGAGCCTGTGAGGGAGCAGCAGGAAGTGATGCTCGGGAAGATTCAGGACGGCGGCTATCCGGTTTTGCAGGGCCGACTTGTTTGTCCGGAGTGCGGCTTCGGGCAGACATGGGGGCAATCATATTGCATTGGGAGTCCTTGGGATCGCAAGAGAGATTGGCGAGTCAACATTGTGGTATGGAATCGACTCGCAAAAATGGAGGAACAGCATGAACAGAATGACAAAATATGAGGAGCGCGACGGCGTGAAACGTGCCGTGGCGCTGGTCGATCACGATACGGCAATCACGCGGCTGGCGGAATATGAAGATTCGCTTCTTCCGCCGGAAGATGTCATTGGAAATAAGAAAATTATTGAAATGGCTTTTGAAGATGATCTGTCGAGAGCAGCGCAGCTCCGCAAGCTGGCTGTGGCCGATGCGGCCGGAAAAGTTCTTGTCCAGCCGTTTGTTCCGGGAGAGTGCGTGTGGGTGGTCGAACGGGATGAGGACGGAGATCCCTACGAGATAAGCGGATATATCTTTGTTGCACTCGTCCATAAAACCGTGATCGTATCACCATACATCAATGGCGGTGATGATATTGATGCTGCATTGGAGTATGCGGTAGAACAGAAACAAAATTGCGACGAAGCAGTCCTCGAAGCATATTCAGTCTATGACTGTTTTGCCACAAAAGAGGGTGCCAAGGCACATCTGAACGGATCGGAGGAAGAATCTTGGTGAATGGTAAAATGAAGATCGTTTTGGAGCCGTGGGCCATTATGCCTACGAGGGCACACGAGTTTGACGCGGGCCTTGACCTTTATTCGACTGACGATGATGTTTATATCTATCCGGGTGGAAGCGCTATCTTTAACACTGGGGTGCATGTCCAACTGGAAAAAGGAACCGTCGGCATGGTCAAAAGCAAGAGCGGATTGAACGTCAAGCATGGAATTACCAGCGAGGGCGTGATCGACGTCGGTTATACGGGGAGCATCATGGTAAAACTCTACAACCATTCGGATCATCCGTACAGAGTGCGAAAGGGAGACAAAATCTCTCAGCTGGTGATTTTACCCTGCCTGCTGCCAGAGCTGGAAGTGGTCTCTTCATTGGAAAAGACGGAACGAGGAACCGGCGGGTTCGGGAGCACGGGGAGGTAGACTGAAAATGCACGGATTTATTGAGGTCACGACGGAAGCAAGCCAGGGAAAGTCACTCGTCAATGTCGATTGGATACAGATGGTCGTTCGAAAAACCGACTGCACGATGATTTACTTTGCGTTCAATGTGCCATACGCAGGCGAGCAGGATTACATTGTCGTTGCGGAGGATTATGATTCTGTCAAGAGAAAAATCGAATATGCGACAAGAAGGGATGACGGAGGTACTGAATGCGGTGTGATAAAATCAGAATTCACGCAGAAATCCCAGTTGAGATAGAGAATGGCATCTTCGAGGATGGCAACAAAGTCAAATACTCCGAAGAAGCCATCCGGAAGGCATGTGAAAAAGCGGATGGCCGGCCGATCGTGCAATTCGACAGAGATGGGAACCCGCTGGTGATTGGGATTGCTGAGCAGGCGCAGTGGAATCCGAAAGGCTTTGTGGAAGTGGAAGGTTTTCTGTTTGCCAGAGGAACCGAAGAGAAGGTCGATTTGAATGAAAACGTGGTTACAGAAATGGAAATCGAGTCGTTTGGCGTCGCGCCATAAAAACGGGGATGGAATGGCGCTACAAAACTATTATAATGCGCTTCTGGAAGAACGCTCAAGGTGGTCAGAGATATTTTATCAAACGAGCGATTATAACTTAAAAATCCGCATTTCATGGATGATTCAAGGATTGGAATTTGCAATTTCAAATTTTCAAAAAGCATTTCCTGATATTGTCGAGTTGAATGAGAAGGATGGGAATAGAGAATGAAATGGATCAGCAATGCACCGGCGAGAAAGAATCCTGAAGAAGGAACGATTTATCGTTTGGATGCAACAATGGTTTCCATCCATCACTATGCTGGACTTGGAGAAAAGTGGTTTCTGACGTACAAACCATTGAACATTTCAATGCATGATCTTGGAACTGATGATTTTAGAGTGGCAAAAGAGAAATCGTATCTATATATCAAGAAGATATTTGAAGAGCAGCAGGAGGCAGTGACACATGCAATGCAAATGCTCTCAACTTCCTTGGGGGAAAAGGATGATTTTTCTTGGTATTGAAATTTCTGTTGCATTTTTATTGGAAGTGTGGTATAATCCGTTACAAAGAATAGTGTGACTTCACGCCGTTTCGGTGTATCTATCAAAGATACCGGAACGGCGTTTTTCGTTTTTCAGGGAGGAAACGATGGAAGACCAGACAAACGAACTTCAGCAGCAGGAATATTATGTCGAGCTTGCAAAGAAGACCTCAGAGAGTCTGGCCTATTTTTATTGCTGCGTGAAATACGATGTCCCGTTTGCGCGGGACTGCGTGCCGCGCGACGAGGGCCGGGATAAATGGCTCTCTTACATTGACAATCTGCATATCAAAAAGCTGGACGTCAATAAGGCTGGGGAACCGTTTGGGTTTTTGGATGGACTGACCGACATCACAAAAATCTTCGGAGAAGGGCTGAAGGACGGAGAGTTTACCAAGGCCATCTATGCGGAGCAGAATGCAAGAACAGCGAGGTTTGGAACGCAGCGGCAGCGCAAGGACTGGGGCACAGGAAGCCCGGAGCGGCCGTTCACGAATGAGGATTTTGCGGAGTTCGACCGGATCTACGCAATTCTGGTCTCTGATTATGGCGGAGAAAGCGCATTGAGTGCAAAACAGCAGCTCATTTTGCGAAATGTGACGATCTGGATGAAGCAGATGAATGATGCATCGGCGGCCGGCAAGTTTGACATGGCAAAGAAGCTGTCCAGCCTGATTCAGGAAAACCTCGCAAGCGAAAATCTGCGGAAAAAGGACGTTCGGCCGGCAGACATTATCCGAGTCGATGAGATCACAGACCGGCTCGAAAAGGCGGGGCTCCTCAAAAACGGAAAGCAGTGCAGCCCAGATGAGATGTTTGAATTTTTCTTTGGCCGTAAGCCGAGATACCAATACACAGCGGATGCCGTAGACCAGATGATCCTCATCAACGAAAATCGGATGCGGCAAAATGATGGGATGCCGGAGTTGAGTACGCTTCCGGATGAAATGAGAATCCACGATGATTTGGGAGAATTCGCACAGGAGCCAAACGAGGCGGAGAAAGAGGCTTATGAGAAACTGGGCTTAATTCGTATGCCGCCGCTGAAAGATCATAAGGACGGAAAATAAGGCGGTGAATCTGGATGGCGCGACGCGCTGGAAAGGCTTGGGCACCTGGAGTTGGCTGGGTAAGCAAGCGCGAAGTTGAGCAGCGTGACTATTCTTCTTTTGAGTCGGAATGGTGGGCCTTCCTGATTTGGGTGCTTCGGTGGTATCCAGACAAAGGGTGCGACTTGCTCCGAGATGAGTCTGCTGACTATGCCAATGAGGAATTCATGCAGCGCGTTATGATGCGTTGCTATGCCAGATATGAAGATGTTGCGTTCACAGGAACGCGAGGAATTACAAAAACAAGTACAAAGTTCAAATATGAGCTGCTGACTGGACTTGTCTGGCCGGGAACGCAGAGTGCATATTACGGTCCGTCGTATAAGCAGATGGCTGCGATTGGCAGTAAACAGTTCAAACAAATTTCACACGACTATCCTGCGCTGACCAAGGGATGGAGAATCACAGCCGAGAGTAAGGATGATTTCAAAATCGAAACTGATCTTGGAAGTGCATTTTATATTTCGGCGTTCCGCGGCGATAACATCCATGCTGTGACAGCCGAAGAATTTGCACAGGAAGAGAATCCTGCTTTTGACTTTACGGAATATTCGACAATCGTTCTGCCGGCCGTGCGTTTGCGGCACAATGTAAACGGAAAACCGGACGAGAACTTCGTCGCGTATAAAAACCACTCGATCACAAGCTCCGGGAGAAAACAGCATCCGTCGTTTCAGGTCCGATGCGATACGCTCAAAGAGATGAATCGCGGAGAGAGTGCCTTTGCTTATGATATGAGCTGGGAATGCGTCGTGCTTCAGCAGATGCGGCCGTATTCATGGGCGATGAAACTAAAGGCAAAGCTGACACCAGAGCGGTGGATGCGGGAGATGGAGAGTCGATACACCGGCGCGGACGAGAATCCGATCATCTCCGACGAAACGCTCTCGGAAAGCTGCTGTTTGATGACAATGGAGCGGCAGCACTGCTGCAAATATCCGGGATGCAAAGTTGATCCCAAAGATGTGACCTACATCGTCTGCTACGACGTTTCTTATGAGGATAACAAACGAAACGCGAAATGCGCCGTTGGCGTTTGGAAGCTGACGCGGCAGAGCGATTTTCTGAAGCGGGATAGATACCTAAAACAGCTGGTTTGGCTGGACGACTGGCCGCCGCCTGACAATGCGATGAAACAGGCCCGGATGCTCAAGGATGTTTGGTATCGGTTCTGCTTTGACGGTGGAAACACGACTTATATTGCAATAGACGGATGGCAGTACGGCAAGGCGGTCATTGAAGATCTTATGAAGGATCTTGGAGATGGGCTGCCTCCACTCTGCATCATGGACCACACAGAGTATATGGCCCTAGAATTGGACGGCGCGCTTCCAATCATCTATCCGATCAAGGCCGGCGGCACAGGCGTCACAGACCCGGACGCAGAAATGATCCGCTATGCGCAGATCCAATTTGACAACCACAACGTTCAGCTGCTGACGATGAATACCCGCGACGGCGTGGAAGCATATAAGCGGCTGCACAAGATCAAAGAGGACGATATGGATTATCGCATTGCGCGTCCGTATCAAAAGACGAGAGAGCTTTCGGCGCAGATCCAGAACCTGAAGGCCGTTCCGAGCGGCGCTGGGTTCAGCGAGAAGCGCATCTCAAGAGCAATCCAGCGAGACAGTTGGTCAGCCATCAAATATGGCCTGCGGCTGGCACAGAAGTTGGAAAAGCAGCTTGCAATCGAGTCTGCCAGAAAAAAGAGCGACTGGGACTCGATTCTGGCGAAATACAAAGGGAAGCCGTTGACCTCCAGTGCCGGAAGAAGCGCAGGAGGAAGAATTGCGGTGGGACGCCGGGGAGGGCGCTTATACTGATGGAAGAGCAGAAGGAGACGGCCGTATATCGGCTTTATGCGTTGAACCTGACGCAGGAAAACATTGGGCTGGCGTTGGAACAACGATTCAGTCGAATCGCATCAGGTTATATTCTCATCTATACGTCTGGAGAGGCACCGAAAAAGAGTGTTGAGATCAACGGCAAGGAGATTCGGCGGCTGACAAAGGCTGACGAAGAATGGATCATGGAATGTGCGGCGAATCTTCTGCGGGAGCGGATAAAGAAAGAGGAGCCGAAGACGATGGAACGTCTCAGCAGCATGGTAGATCAGCTTGCAGAAGCGTTGGACGCGGAACGTGTAAAGTTGACACAGGAGAAGAAGGGGGAAAAGACGGATGGCGATACCGACAGAGGAGCTGCGGAAGGCGCAGTATGAGTCTTTTCCGGAAATCTTCAAGCGATTCAGGACACTGGCACAGGAAAACGGCGGGATGCCGCTTGGCAGTCTCATTTCTGCATTTTCTGGGATCAACAGTGGACGCTATGGGCTGGCAAACCCATACATTCAAAACCGCCGCGTAAAGAAAATTTCGTCACTCCCGGAGGATTACTCCAAGGATGATGTGGCGCAGATGCTCACCAAGCCGTATGAAAGCGAAATGCAGCTCCGGCAAGTGGCGCACATTCTGGAATATACAGCATATCCGTTTTTCCACATTCGGAAAAGCTATCAAAATATGCTGACCTATCACAGCTACATTGCGCCGAACCTCGTTTCTAAAGAGGATGCGGGGAAAGACGATTTCATGCGGGAGTGGACGTTGGCAGAAAAGCTGCGAACGGAGTTCCGACCGAAAGAGCTGGCGCATCAGATTGTCGGGCAGACCGGCGCAGAGGGAAAGGTCTTCTACTACCCTCGATACAGCGTGGACAAGAGCCACAACAAGGTCAATTACGCATTTGCCCAGCAGCTCCCGAGCGATTGGGTGAAGATTACGGGATTCAACAACGTCTCGAAGTACACCATCGCATTCAATATGATGTACTTCCTCCAGCCGGGATGCGTTCCGGAACAGTTTGGAGATCTCTTCCGACCGTATCTGTACGATTTTGCACAGGTGGTCGGGAAACCGAAAGGAACCGGTTCATCGGTGGTATTTGCGAGACGGCTCGTCGATATGGAGCGGTTCAACCTGATCCAATCGAATGGGCCGATGGCAGGAACACCGGATGTCTATTATCAGAATGGGCGCTGGTATTACTGGGTCTATCTTCCGCCCGAGGAAGTATTTCCGTTTGAAGCGGATGACGTGAGCCGCGCGGTGATCTCTCCGTTCTCCGGTTTGTTTTTGAGTATGATTCAGCTGGCGCAGATGGAACAGATCCAGTTGGAGCTGATCCAGAATCCGCTCGTAAGCCTGCTGCATGGCGAGATCCCGTACAGGGATGATGAAAACGCATCCTCAGACGACCAATACCGGCTGAGCAATGCAGGAATCCTGCTGTTTCAGGCAATGTGGTATGACATGATGCGGGAGAACAACACATCCGGAATTGGTCTCTATATGGCGCCACTGGAGAACATGAAGCTCGAAAGCCTGTCTGAGGCGCCAAGCGCGATGGACATTGTGAAGCAGGGCTACAGCGATACGATCAATCAGGCCGGCCTCGGTGCGATCATGCCGATCGACTCTGACGCGAAGGCGGCTACCGCACAAATCTCCTTGCAGATCGAAAGTAAGTTCATGCAGACAGTCTATCGGGATTTCGAACGGATGATGAACACCATTCTGAGGCGGCTGAACCTCAAATATGAGTGGAAATTCGTGATGTTTGGTGACATTGCCGAGGATGAAAAGATGCTCGACCGGTGTATGAAGGGCATGGAGCACGGAATTTTGCCGGATGCGATCCTCTATAATGCGTTGTTGGACCGGTCGATTCTGGATGATATTTCGCTCTCGGAAGTGGTTTACAAGAGCGGAATTTTGGACAGGCGCATCCCTCTGGTGACGAGCTACAACATGAAACAGGAATCCTCTGGACTTCCGCCGCAGAACACGGGGAGACCGAAGGGAGACGGAAACGTCACCACAGATGGCACAGAGGCGATGGTTGACACTTACGGGGACACGAACCCGGTCTGACGGATGGAGAACGTGAAATGACAGAGTTTGTAAAAGCGGATGATCTGAGGGTCATCAATAAGGCGCTCAGTGAGGAAAAGGACGTGCGAATCCAGCGGACGCGGGACGGATACCGCATCGTGGAGGACACGGTTCGGGTGCTGAAAAAGAGCGCGATTCTTGAAAAATGACTCCTACCAAGCCGAAGGCTTGCGCTGGATGCGCGGGGTATTGAAGTAGGCGCGGCGGGAGAATATAGAAAATCTTGCGGCGAAAGGGCGCTGCAAAAGGGCTGAAGAGAGCCAACTGACTACGATTTATAGTCGGTTGGCTCTTTTTTGTTTTGAAAGGAGATGCGGCCATGGCACGGCTGAGAGATCGAATGAACTTTGAAAACGGCGCACTGGCTGCGGTGCGCGACGCGGCGCGGGACGCGACCGGCGCCTATCAGGATGCGGCACGTGGGCTGGATACGCTGAAAGAGCGTGTCTTGATCGAATTTGGGATGCCCAAGACGGCGGAAGTGATCCACCGACTGGCACATGAGCAGCCGAAACGGTTCGACACCGTTGGAGACATTCTGCATCAGCGGCATATCCTGCAGATCTACCCGGAGACTGCGGAATATGAAGGACGGCCGGATGATCTGGACGGCGTATTTGAAGCGATCATCGATTTGCTTCAGCGCATTGAAGATAAGCTCCGCATCTGCGTCCGTGTATGCGATGAAAACGGCCTTTTCCCATTGGGACGGCAGTTTGAAACCCTCCAGATGGAGAACAGCGAGAGCTACCAAAAATTCCTCTACGCATGGCAGATGAGTTCGGAGCACGAGATGAGCGCAACGAGCTTTGAGGGATGGATCGAAGAACTCTTTGAAGAGGACGGTGATTGAGATGCCGGTGAAAGGAAGGACGCGGAGCCTCGGAACAGGGCAACTGCGTGTGCTTCAAAAGCTGAACCCCTATGAGTTTGGCGTGGAGCTCTGGCTGATGCGGGATGGACCGAACGATAACCACTGGAACTATCAAAACCTCGAAAAATACTACCTGACGTTTGTTGGCCGGCCGATCCTGATCGCATACGTGATGGGAAAAATCGGCGATGGGCACAACTCCAGAGTAAAAATCGATTTCAGGACTGGAGAAGAGTATCAGTCCTATACCGATGGGACAGCGGAGCGCATTGTCGGTACGCTGTCGGATGACAAAAATGACTTTTCCCTCCGGGAGAGGGATGGCCATACATGGATCGTGGCGAAAGGAAAGCTTTTTGCGTTCTACGCCAAGGAGACTGTGGATGAGATCGTGCGAACAGGGCGCATGGACGTATCCGTGGAAACCATGACGGACGAGGAACACCAAGACGGAGAAATTACCGTTTTTGACGTCTGGGAGGGCCTCGGCGTGACGATCCTTGGGGCGGGCGTTGCTCCGGCAATTCCGGGGGCCAACATCGCTCGACTTGCCGCGATGAACGATGAGTTTAAGGCATTGAAGCTCAGAGCGGCATCTTTGCAGAAGGCCCAGGACAGCAACGACCCCAATTTTGGGAAGAAAACTCAAAAAGGAGTGAGAAATTTGGACATCTTCAACAAGAGACAGCTGGCAACGCTGAGCGCTCGTTTTGAGGGTTATACGGTTCTCTCCGCCGCGAAGAACAAGGATGGCAAGATCTTTGTCTGCCTGATGGCGAAGGACGGCGGCTTCAAGTCCTACGTGATGGAAAACGAAGCCGAAACGATTGCCCCGGAACGGCTCCAGAGCATGACGGTAAATGCCGCGATGAAGTTTGGAGACGAAGAGTGCGCAGAAATGGACGTTCAGGACTTCATGGAGTGCGTAAACGGCGAAACGAGAACGCGCATGACGGAAGCGGAAGACAAAGTCGCTACGCTGGAATCGAAGCTCGAACAGGCGAACAATCAGCTCAATGCAATGCAGGAGTTTGAGAACAAGCGTCGGCTGAACGCCGCGAAGGCGAAGGCCACTGAGGTTCTGGCTCGATTCAATGCGAGCCGCGCGGAAAAGGTTGCGGAGTCGGCCATTTCGGCAATCCTCGGTGACATTGATGGCGGCCTTTATACCAACAGCGTGGACAAGGACGGCAACTGGATCGGCGAGAAGCAGGTTTCGGATGCGGTTTACGCAGTCTGCGGCAAGGCCGTTGAGGAAATGGACGCTGCGGCCGCACAGAAGAACCGGAAGGTCTTCTCGTGGGACAAGTTCCAGACGAACGAAAAGCACGACGACGGCTCCGTGTCCGGTCTGCTTGCAAGCTGGGGCATTGACGCTCAGTAAGAAAAGGAGAGTGAAACAAGATGTTTATCGAAAAAACCGCGTTTGAACCGCGGATCACGAACAACAGAAACGACGATCTCTGCAACATCACCGGACGGTATCAGGAGAGCGGCGCGGATGCGGACTGCTCGGCCGGTATCCTCTGCGTGCGCGGAGAGAATTTGCCGTGCGCGGGATTTCCCAATGTGAAGAACGAAAATGCGTTCTACATGGAAGCTGCTGGCGCGAACGCCAATGCGGCGACTGGGATCTACGCCTGCAACACCTATGAGACGCAGATGCTCGCAGGCCGGCACGGCAACGCCTACTACATCGGAACGGAAACCCTCGGCCTCGGCATTCCGGCTGGCCGTGACGGCACGTTCACCGAGATCGTTTTCAACGGCAAAACGACTTACCGTTTCGGTATCGGCAACCTGTCTGCAGAGCTTGGCAGCAACAAGTTCTTCACGATCGCAAACGGCATGCTGGTCCCCGCGGCTGCGGCCCCGACCGGCAACGGCGCGATCTATTTTGAGCTGAAAGACCCCGGCACCGGAAACTTCACCGAGGGTACGACCAGCAGCTTCGAATACATTGATGTATTCGCAAAAACGGTCGTCTCCGCCGTGGCGGCCGGCTAATCAGGAAGGAGTGAATTGAAATGTCGAAACTTTCTTTGAACAGCGTTTCTCCGTCCGTGTTTCAGGTGAACGCTGAGAGCGGCAGCGGCATCGCCAGACAGCGAGCAGACGTCGTTGCAAAGGGCCGGATGCTCTTCTTCGAGCACTCTGCCAAGGGCAAGAACGCCATGAACGCGGCCAGAGGCAGTACCGAGCGCGTGGCGAGCCTGATGAACGCCAACGCCTACAAGCAGCTCAACGAGCAGTTCCAGGCGGAACATCTGCTGTTTGCGGCGAAGGTCTGCTGCGCGCAGAACGGCGCTGTGGCTCCTGACAACTTTGCCGATTTCCGCCGTCAGGGCCGGAACTTCTACAACAACAAGCAGTTCTACGCCGTGCTTCAGGGCATTTATCAGGAAATCGTGACGCCGATCATCCCGGCAACCTATTCTGAGGCCGTGGACATGTTTGCAGACACCGTGGAAGTTGGATTCGGCACGACCGAGACCATTTCCATCAGTTCCAACGACATTCCTATCTTCCAGGATTCCTCTTGGGGTGCAAGCCGCAGTGTGCCGCGAAACCGGTTCTATTCCAAGGACTACACGCTGAATCCGCAGCCGAAGACCGCACAGATCAATGCGAAGTGGCATCAGCTGGTTGGCAACAATCAGGACTTCGGCGCCTTCTTTGCCAACATCGTGGCTGGCATGTATGCCAAGACCATGGGCATGTGGAATGAGGCGATGACCATTGCGGCGGCTGACACCAGTCTCGTCCCCACGGATCTGAACTATGTTTTCAATAGCCAGAACTGGATGAAGGCCGCAAACAAGCTGTCTGCGCTGAACAACATCGGCATCAACGGCCTGTTTTCGACCGGCAGCATGGTTCCGCTGTCGAAGGTGCTGCCGACCGAGGCAACCGGCACCACCAACGTCAACATGGATGCTGCGCTGGCGACGCTGCTCGGCGACCGCTACAACCGCGCGGGCTATCTCGGTGAGTTTATGAGCGTGCCGCTGCTGCCGCTCCGCGATGCAATCGTCCCCGGTACGCAGAACACCAATCCGCAGACGATCCTCGGCGAAAACGACATTTGGATGATGGCATCCAACCGCCGGAAGCCGATGACCATTGCGTACACCGCTGAGACCCCGATCTCCATTGAGATCGATCCCGTTCGGGATTCCGCGGACTTTGAAATGGCCCTCAACCTGACCATTGCAATCGACGCTGTGGCGACTTTTGCCAGCAAGATCGCGCACTTCACAATCTAAGGATGGGACACGCTGCGTGAAACTCACGCAGATGTTATAGGCGTGCTCCGTGGGGAGGGTTTACCTCCGGCCCTCCCCACACTTACCTATATTGTAATGTATAAACGGCTCCGCAAGCGCGAGATGCCGGTGCAAGTCCGGCAGGAGCAGACACGAGAAGGAACAAGGCATCTAAAACCGAAAGGAGATCATAAAAATGCCCAGAAAAGCAAACAGCAACAGCAACGCCGGAGAAAAGAAGCCGGAAGAGAAGAAAACGCAGGATTTTGGCGCACTCGGAGAATTTGAAGAGGCTGCGACCTCGACCTCGGCTGCGCCGGAGGGCTATGAGGTTGCGGCGGAGGACGTGACTGCGGTTGGCTACGATGGCAGCGAGACGCCGCTGGTGGATGTGGAACCAGCGCTGAAAGGCGAGGCAGTTACCGTGCCTTCTGAAGCTATCATTCCGGCGGATGAGGCTCCGGTTGTCAGCGAGAAGACGGAGAAGAAGACCTATTCTGAAGATGATGTGCAGAAGATGATCGCGGACGCGGTGTCGGCGGCCGTGGCGAAGGCGATGGCCGGGATGCAGCAGCCGGCACCGCAGATCGTGCAGGTCATGGGAGACAGCGAAAAGGTCCATTTTTTGTGGCAGGCGGAGGTTGCAGATGACAACGTCGTCCTCTTCGGGGAACACGGGATGTACGGCCAGATCGTGGGAAAGACGGGAAGCTTCTACGTGCCGAAGAACGACCTTTCGCGCGTGCTGACTGATCTGACGCGCGTATTTTTGAAGAAGCGCTGGCTGATTGCGGTGAGCGGCCTCAACGATGAAGAGCGCGAAGCTCTTGGCTGCGACTACTGCGAGGGCGAGCTGCTGGATAAAAAGGCATTTGCGAAGATGGTGGAGATCGGGGATGAGATGCTGGACATCTATCCGCGTCTCTGCGAGGGCCACAAGAAGATGGTTGCAGCTCGGTATGCCGAGGCATTTGCAAAGAACAGCCCGTATGTGACGCGCGAGCGCGTGGTAAAGCTGAACGAGATGAGCAAGACCAAGGAAAACCCGCGTGGCGACTTCGTGAGCATCATCGAGCAGATGAACGAGCGCGAGGCGCAGTAAAAATATAAGCTGAATCGGAAAGGCGGCGGTTTTATGGATGATCGGAGGAGAATCGAGGCGCTTTGCGGCGTCGTGGAGAGTCTTTTGGAGCTGATCGAGGATGAAGCCGCCGCCGATGAGCAGAGAGAAGCCTATCGCCGGATCATGCGGAGGGGCGAAGAGGGGGAGGACTGAACGTGAGCGGAACGACGTGGAGCGAGATCATCACGGGATATGCAATGGTCGTGATCGGCGATGAGCGGATGACAGACGACCTCGCGACGGACGCGGCCCTCTTTTTCCGGCGGATGAGTATTTGGCTGAAGATGGCGATGCCGATGCTGAATCGGCCGCCGGAGCTGCTGACATATCTCTCGGAGGGGCTGACCAATCCGGTATACGCGGATGCTGAATGGGTCAGCACGCAGGAGAGCACAACGAGGGAGACCGTTGTGGAGACGGGGAAGGCCGGATTTGAGCTTTGCTCCTGTGTGATCGCGATTTCGGCGCGGAACGGCGATGTGACCTTCGTTCCATATACGGATTTTAGTTATGATCCGGAAACAGGGAACGTCACTTTTCCGCAGCAGGATAACGCGGGGACGGAATACCGGCTCGATTTTTATACAGACGGGGCCTTCGCTCATGAGCTGACCGAAACACAAAAGAGGCTGCTTGGCTTGGCTGTGGCCGTGACGTGGGACAACCGGTTCAACCGGGAATGGCTGAACATCCAGCCGAAGCCGCACGACAAGAGTTTCGACGTGCCGAATGAGAACACGACGATGAAGGAGTCGACGGCACGCTACAAAGAAAATGCACAGCTCTTTTTTGCGGAGCTGCGGAAATATGAGCAGGATTGCGCCTATATGCGGCGGGTGAACCCCGTGCGGCGCATCTGGAAGATGATCTGAGGGAGGATGACTATGGCTTGCGAATTCAGCCGCCGCGGTGGTGTGGTAAAGCTGCAGAAGAAGACAGTCAGCGCATTGACGACGGGAAAGGTAAATGTCCTTCCAGATCCGGGCTACACGGCCCTTTCTGGCGTGGATGTGGATCAGATCCGACTCCAGAGCAAGAACATTCTGCCGGGAAGCCTCCCTTATACTTTCTCGCCGGATGCAAATTATGATGGACTTGGCAGTGCAGTTGTGCAGAAACCGAGTGCGCTGATTGCATCGAATATCAGGAGTGGCGTAAGCCTATTTGGCGTAAGTGGAACATACGAAGGAGACTCTGCTACATCTATTAAACGTATTGTTCAGTCGTCTCCGCCGTCTTCATCTTCTACATTAAAACAGTTGATAATTCCTGTCCCACAATCGTCAAAAAGGATAACCGCAATATCATTCTATTGTTCTGATTCTAATGGTGGTTATGCAGATCCATCGAGACCCACAGCTATAGCTTGCGCAATTCCAGTTCTGGAGGAGCCGGTTTTGGTTGGTAGTAGCTATACCGTTCCAAAGGCGTATGAGGTTTATGGTAATACTGGGTCGTATAGGGGTTATGACTTGTATCTAGTTGATAATTCTCTTTCGATAATATTTTCAAACGGCTCTGTGATAATAGAGGCAACCATTGGTGCTCAGTTTGGAGTCGGATACTATACGTTCGCCATTGGACTTGGATGACGCAGAAAAGGTGATTTTATGAGTATCGCAGACAGCGCAAAAAATGGAATCATTCTCGGCGGCTGTCTGCAACAGGCGGTGAAAAACTCGCCAGAGGAATATAGGAGCCGCAGGCGGCAGTACATGGGGGAAGCGGCGACCGAGTTCGTCCACAAGTACGCCAAGTACGCAACTGACTATTTTGACGCAGACGTTCAGGGACTCGACCCGAACGACCCGGATGGATGGGAAACGGTCCAGATCCGCATGGCGGACATCTCAACCGTTTCGGCGGCGACACTGCGGCGGCAGGACGACTATAAAATCATCCTGTTTGCAGACGAGAGCATCGACTATGTGAGGCTGGGGACGAAGATCCGGACCATGGGAAGCATGTGGCTAGTGGTGAATCCGCAGAACATCTCAAGCGCGGTGGGCTGTGCAATCATTCAGCGGTGCAGAACCGCTTGGAACTGGCTGGATTGGTACGGCAGGATGCAGTCGGAGCCGCTGTGCGTGGAGAAGGGAGAATTGCTCTCCAACGACAGCGACATGCAGGAATATGCGCTGATCACGAAGGGCTATGTGAACGTGGTTTGCCAGAGAAACGAAGCTACAAAGAACCTCGCTACGAACAGCCGCATCATTCTCGGCTCGGGCGCGTACAAGATCACCGGATTTGGCGATTTTACGCAGGAATTTACCGGAGATTATGATTCGGTGCGGCTTTTGGAGTTCGCGGCGCGGTATGAGCCGCCGAACCTAGAAATTGACGATATGGAGCGGCACATTGCCGGAGGAAAGAACTTCTCATGGGAGCTCCGAATTGACGGAAGACCGACGATCCGCGAAGGGCAGACGACGCCGCTGAGTGCGGTGAGCGTCCGGAACGGGGAATTTGTGAGCAGCACGGCGGACAGGCCCGTGAGCTATCTTTGGTGCAGCTCGGACGAGGACGTGATCTTGATGCGGCCAGACGGCGTGGCTCGCGCGATGGGCGGTGGAGAATGCACCGTGCGCTGTACGCTGGCGCAAAACCCGGAAATCTTCGCAGAATATGAAATGACCGTGGAGCCGGCGGCGGAGACCGAAGTGCTCTTCACCGGGAGCGTGCCGAAAAAGCTCGGGATCTTTGAGAGTGCGACGATCCCGGCAGCGTATTTTGAGAATGGCGAGGAAACGGGGCGGACCGTGGAATTTTCGTTCGAGGGGCCTGACAGCATGGCCTACAGCGTGGATCAGAATCAGAACAGCGTGACTGTGATGTGCTGGAAGGGCGACAACGTTCCACTGAGAATCACGGCGAAGTGCGGCGAGAGCAGCATTTCGGCGGAGATCGAGCTGGAGGGAATCTGAAAATGGGAATCTGGATGATGCAGGGAGACCAATATGCGCTGCCATTTGCGCTGGAAATGCTGGATGGGACGCTCATCACTGACAAGATGGTAAAGACCGTGGTGCTGAACCTCGGAAGCCTATCTCGCCAGTATCCCGGTGATGTGACCTATGAAAACGGAAAATGGCTCTTCCCGCTGACACAGCAGCAGACCTTCGCTATGAAGGGGCTGATTGAGCCGCAGGCGAGAGTAGAGTTTGAAAATGAGCAGATCTTCGGCGGGGCCGGGGACGGCATCGACGTGCAGAGCGCTTTCAACAAGGGAACGCTTGGAACCGGAAGCGGCACGGGGAGCCAGAAAAACCGAAATCAGGGCGGTGGTCAGACAAAACTCTGCGGGACGATCTTCGTGCGGGTGTCGGCGGCGGGCGTTCAGTATACGGCCGAGGGTGCAGTTCGGTATGACGTGCAGCAGGATTTGACCGAGGCGGAAAAGGCACAGGCCCGGCAGAACATCGGCGCGGACGAGGCTGGGAAAGGCTCTGTCCGATATGACATCCAACAGAACCTGACGGAGAAAGAACAGCGTCAGGCAAGGGAAAACATCGGCGCCGGCGTATTTTCAGCGGCGGACGACGGAAACGGAAACATCGTCATCAACAACATGCCGGGAATGGCTGCGGCGGATGACGGGGACGGAAATCTTGAAATCTACTGGGAAGCCTAGGGAAAAGAAAGTGAGTGAGAGAACATGGCAACAAAACCTCTGCGATCCGTAAAATTTCCGGGCTTGCCGGATACCTACACCATCCCGCAGGGCGGCGGAACGTCAGACACCTATGTGTTTGCACAGAGCGTCGCTTCTGATACGTGGATCATTCAGCACAATCTCGGGAAATATCCGAGCGTGACCGTCGTGGACAGCGGCGGGAACTTGGTGGTTGGAGACGTACAGTATCTCGACCGCAACAACATCACTCTCAGATTCGCGGCTCCGTTCAGCGGAAACGCTTATCTAAACTAAAAACAAAGGGGATAGAACAATATGAGTCAAATTCTTTCTAATCTGAATCTCAACAAAAATGAGCTTCAGAACGCCGTGCTGCATCCGCTGGCAACGGCTCCGGCGAATCCGAAACTGTATCAGATCTACACGGATTCTGCGACCGGTGTCATCAAGCAGTACCTCGCGGAAGGCTGGCAGATCGTTGGTGCGGTCTATAATCAGGCGAACAGCACCGGTGCAGTTCTGACCGGCATCGGCAAGGATGGCACCGTCAAGGTCACGGATGTGATCGATCTGACGCTCGAAGGCTATACGCCGCTTGACGGCGGCTACGTCACCGCGGGTATGACGATGGCTGCGGCTTTGAAGGCCATCGATACGGCACTGAAAAACGTCGTTTCTGAGGGCGGCGAGCCGAACCAGAATGCCTTCAGCAACATCAACATTCCCATCCAGAGCACCAACGCCGACACGCAGGTAGAGGGTCAGACGGCGGCTGCGACCATTTCGGCCACGGCAAAGACCGACACCTTCATCTTTGCCTCCGGCGACAAGTGGAGCATCGTCCACGCTGATCCGGACACCAAGACCATCTCGCTCGGTCATGCGTTCTCTGGCGCAACCGCTGGTTCCTATGGCGATGCGACGCATGTTGCGAAGATCACCGTCGATAAGGCTGGCCATATCACTGCCGTTGAGGCTGTCGAGATCGTTGGCGCGGAGTACATCAAGAACCTGACCAGCGATGCGCAGGCGCAGATCGACGACAAGATCCCGCTTTCTCAGAAGGGTCAGAAGAACGGTGTCGCGTCTCTGGATGAAAACGGCCTTGTTCCTTCCGCACAGCTGCCGAGCTATGTAGACGACGTTGTGGAGGCGTATGTCGTTGGTGATACTGCGCTGGCGGCTGGCTGGCTTTCCAAGACCGAGGGTGGCGAGGCCCTGACCCCGGAGACCGACAAGATCTATGTTGTCGTCGGTCCGGATGGCACTCCCTATCTCAACAAGCAGTACCGCTGGGGCGGCACGACCTATGTTGAGTGCAACCCGTCGGACGTCAACTCCGTCAACGGCAAGACTGGCATCGTCACCCTGACGCAGGATGATGTGCTCCCCGGTGAGACCTACACGCAGTTTGCCAAGACCGACAAGGAAAAGCTGGATGCCATCGACGATGAGGCCACCAAGAACACCATCACCATGAATGGCGCGGAGAACAAGAACCCGAGCTTCTACGCACCTACGGATAGCGGCACGGTCGGACAGGTCCTCGTTTCTGGCGGCGAGAACGCGGCTCCGACTTGGCAGGCGATGCCCAACCATCTCCAGAAGTACAGCATCAACAACCCCGTGATCGCAGCGGCCGGCGGCGCCTTCACTTGGACCATTGCGGCGCAGGAGAATGGCCCACAGACTCCGATGCTGGTCCAGATCTACGAGGCCGGCACGAACGAGATGGTGATGGCCGATGTGACTGTGAATGCGGACAACAGCATCGTTATCAAGATCAACCAGACGGATTCTTCCGTCACTTCGCTGGCTGCCGGCACCTATAAGGCTGTTGCCATCGGCTAAAATTGAAAAAATCCTGCTGCGAAAGAGCGCAGCAGAAGGCTGAGAGGAGCATGACGGCATGACGCCGCTATGCTCTATTTTTGTTTCTCCCCGGTCCGCAAGGGCCGGGGAGAGGGTGAAACGGAAAAGGAGTATGGCGAAATGAAGAATCTTGGGCTTTACAATGAAGAACTTTCGGTGCCTAGAAAGGAAGATGTCCCACAGCCTTCTGATGATACGCCAAAAGGACCGGGAGTGGCATCGGCGGGATCGGAGAATGCGTATGCCCGATGGGATCATGTGCATTCGAAGGAGCTGCCAACTGTCACCACGTCGGACGACGGGAAGTTCCTGCGCGTTGTTTCTGGCGCATGGGCCGCTGCGGCAATCGCAAACGCGAATGGAGGTAGCTTCTGATGGCTGAATATTTGACAAATACAACCGACCTGGAAAAGGTTGCCGACGCAATCCGCGCGAAGGGCGGTACATCTGACCCACTGGTCTATCCGGACGGATTTGTTATGGCCATTCAGGCCGTTCAGACCGGTACAGAACTGAAAATCATCGTGTCTGTGACCTCGGGTGCAACTGTTACCGCTAAAAAAGGAAGCCTGTCTGTGAGCGGCACATCGGTTAACGGAACGTGTACGTTGGTCGTTCCAGAAGAAGGAGAATGGACGGTTAGTGCAACATTGGGTGGGGAAACGAGCACTAGTAATATCGTGAACGTTACATCTTCGTATGATACATCTTTGGTATTTATATCTACCATACTGAATGATAATTCATGGGAAACCATTCGTGGGATTTCTGATGCTGGAACAGGTGAAAACTTTTGGAGCATCGGCGACCGAAAGGAGATCACGCTTAACGGAACGGTTGGTACACTGACGCTCTCGAATTACACAACATACGCATTTATCATCGGATTTAACCACAATCAAGAGCTGGAGGGAACAAACCGCATCCATTTTCAGCTTGCAAAGACCGCGTTGTCCAGTGGTACAGATGTTGCGCTATGCGATAGTGGATATGGAAATGCTTTTATGGGACAATTTATAATGAATTCTAGTGAATCAAATGATGGTGGTTGGGAGTCGTCATTTATGCGCAAGTACATCTGCGGTACGAGCATGATAAGCTATTCCAATACAATCATTGCGGTTATTCCAGAAGCACTCCGTACAGTACTTAAATATGTCACAAAGTATACAAATAATACAGGTAGATTGCAACCTGGTATGGAAGCTGCTACAGCGACAACAGACTATTTCTTCTTGCTGTCTGAATACGAGGTGTTTGGGACATTCGGTGCTTCAAACATTGGTGAATCAAAAAAACAGGCACAATACTTGTATTACAGCTCCGGAAACAGTAAGGTCAAATACAATCACAGCGCGACAAGTATAGCTGTTATTTGGTGGCTCCGTTCCCCGGTGGCAAGCGGTTCCGAGCAGTTCGTAACCGCAAGCGCGAACGGCACGGTCGCGTCTGATGATGCGAGAAGATCGTTTGGCTTCGCGCCCGGCTTTTGCGTATGAGGTACGATTATGGACTATATCACATACAAACGCTTCAAAGGAAAATCCATCTCTGGGGAGGTTAATATCCCATACGGCACGATTTTGCAGGAGCATGAAAAATTCCTCTATCTGGACGGAAAGCCGGTTTGCTGCGTGACGAGTGAAAACGGCTGGGAGCACTTCCGGCCCAACACCGACGAGGGGCAGAGACGGCAAGCGATACTGGAAAAGCTCTATCGCTGGTACATGAAACACGGCTGCGGCGAGGATTTCACCGATGAGAACTGGCCGGGACAGGAGAACGGCTATTGGAAGAACCGGCTGCGGACGGCCAGCACGGAACGGTTGGAGAAAATCTATCAAGAGAAATTTGGAGGGACACCATGTATGCAGTAAAAAAAGAGGGTGCGTTTGCCGGGTATGCTGACAGCATTGTACTCGTCCGGCTGCACGGCAACGGCTGCTATGTGCCGTGCGAGGAGGCCGAGGCCGAGGGCTTTTGTGCGAAGATGGCAGTGACGCTGACCGACGAGGACGGGAAGGAATATCAGGCACTGTCTGATACGGTGTTCCGGCTTGCGGGAAAGTTGCTAAAAGGCACAGAACCAGAGGGCAGCTATGAAGAGATGGGCGCGGCGATCCCACTGACAGACGCGGAGAACGCGATCAATATTTTACTGGGGGTGAGCGAATGACGCAGACAGAACGCGCAAGACAGCTGCGGCCCTATATCGTCAAGGCTTCGGCCAGCCTGACGGATGCGGACGCCGTGAAGGCAAAGGAGCTGTATGACCGCTGGGCGGCAGGAATGGCCGTGGAGGTCAACGACCGGCTGGTCTATGCAGACAGGCTCTATCGCGTGACACAGGCCCACACGACACAGGAGGGCTGGGAGCCGGACAAAGTCCCGGCGCTGTTTACCGTCATCGACGAGACCCACGCGGGCACACAGGAGGACCCCATTCCAGCCGCAAAAGGCATGGAGTACACCTACGGACTTTACTACATAGACCCGGAGGACGGCAAGCTCTATCTTTGCGAGCGTATCGGCGAGGCTGCCGGCGGTAAAATCACGCTGCAATATCTGCCGCATGAGCTGATTGGGCAGTATTTCACAGAAGTGGAGCAGTGATGAGGAAGAGCGGCTATGAGTGAGCACTGCGCGCATGCGTATCACAAGCCCGGCGATGTGAGCTTACACTGCCGGATTTTGGAGAAGAAAGATGAAAAGCGCGACTGGTGCGCACATCAGTTCCTCTGCAAGAGAACGCGGCGATGGGAAGTCTCGGATGGGGCAATCCAGTGCGAAATTCGGAGACAGGGACAGAAATAATAGAAGTAGGACGAGCCATGGGAAACCGAAAGGAGTAGAGAGCATGGACAAAATTGTGATCACTGCGGAAAAATTGATGGAAATGCGGGATTATGTGCCGCTGGCGGAAAAACTGCGATTCGTGGGAGAGGCGGCAGACGGCTGCTTCGACCGGATGGAGATCAAGATCAAAAATGGAGCGGACAGTTTGCCGATCCCTCCGCTCTATAAGGAAAACACCGGGATCAAGAGCCGGATGCTGATGGGTGCGTTTGCACGGCTCTATTTCGGCGCCGAGATCGACGCGGAGAAGGAAAGCCCGTGGCTGATGAGCGTGGGAGAATATGACCGATGGGCAGGAAGCCACGTTTTCAACCAGATCGACCGGCTGAAGAAAGGGAGCGCGGAGGTGCGCGACCGGGCATTTGACATTCTGGTGGACTACAAAGATCTGGAGAAGCGGATGAACGCGGAGATCTTTGGGATGCTGCAGGTGATGAATGAGCCGGTGTCGCGGATCATGACGGCCATCGGCCAGCAGACGACGCCGGAGGCGATGACAGCTCTGAAACAGGAGCTGGAGGGCGTGCAGAAGGAGCTTCAGGATTACGCGGTGAAGAAGAATGGCGGTGGGGCCTGAGATGGGCATTCCATTCAGTTCTGACAGCTATCCATACGAGAGAATTCAGTCAGGATTTAACCGGCTGCGCGGTTCTGAGAAGATCCCCGAGAAGGTTTTGCTCTATTTGCTCGATCTGCCGGATGCCAATGGATATTTTCCACAGGATGACAACCGACGGCCAAGAGTTCGGCTGATAAAATACCTCTGGTATGATGGCGCACGTCCGCTTGGCAATCCGCTTCCGACGCCGGTAGAAAAGCTTTCGATGGTATTTGACGGGGAAGAGCCAGTTTTGAATACGCAGGAGCTTCGGGAAAAGCATCCGAAGGGATACCGCATCTATCCGCAGCGCGTTTGGGGCCAGAGCGATACAGAGGCTGGGGTGACGCTCAAATGCTATTTGGGCAGAACCGTGGCAAAGGACAATTTTCACACGGTCTTCGGGCTTACGTTCGAGATCCTTGTGAATGTCAATTTGGAGAACACGACGAGAACAGACGCTTATTCCCGTGCTTACGACATTGAACAGTGCATCATCGAGGCACTGCACGGAGTCAACATGACGGGAATCGGCGTGGTGGATTTCAGCCGGTACGCGCATCCGGACAACGGGAGCGACAGTATATTCGATTACGGCACCCATGTTGGGCGTAGGCTCAAAATGAGCATCGAATGGTGCGACAGCGAAATGGACGTGCCGGCGGAGGAAGACACAATTTGATATAGAAGCCCCGCGGCGGAAGAGCGCGGCGGGAAGGCTGAGAGGAGCATGACGGCGATGTGCCGTGATGCTCCGTTTTTTATTTTTTCAAACCGGGAGGAGAAAGAACACATGAATGGACTCCCTTTGAGCATGGTTCAGGCCGTTTCGCAGTACGAACCCATCTGGGCGGAGGGCCTGCGCCTATTTCCAATCCGCGTGCGAGAATTTGAGACGTTTTCCATGGCACGGGCAGCAATCGAGTTTATGCAGCAGAGCCTCCCTGTGGCTTTGATGTCGAAACCACTGCTGCAAGCGTTTTACACGCTCGAATTTGAGGCTGCGGCGCAAGGAAAGCCGAGCGTCGGTCTGCTATACCAGAGCATTTTATTCCTGATTCTTGCTATGCGAGTGGGAGAAGACAAAGAAACCGGCGAGCGGATGAAATACGCGAGAATCTGCCCCAAAGAAAGTGACCCTCGGGTGCTCGATGCAATCATCATTGGGAATGAGCGGCGGACACTGCGGGTGACACCGGTGCAGTTTCAGCGGATTCGCCCGATTCTGGCTGCCCAGAACGGCATTGAACTGGTTTCAGAAAATGCCAACCCTGAACTGGTGCAGGCGGAGAGGGACCTTGCAGAAATGAACGCCCCGAAACTGGACTACCGGCTGGAGAGCATGATGGCGTCGATCGCGCTGGTGAGCGGTGCGGACGAGGCGGAAATGTACGACTGGCCGATTTTGAAGCTGATGCGGCGTAAGGAAGCATTGCAGAGGATGATGGGCTATCTGGTATGCGGCGTGGCAGAGGCGCAGGGGGCAAAGTGGAAGGGCGGAAATCCGTTCCCAAGCCCGCTTTTCTCCAAAGAGGATAACGGCTCCGGCGGCGTGATCGCAATGGAGAATTTCGCCGGAGGGGCTGGAATGCGGGCCGTTCAAAATGCGGGAAACCGCACGACGTAAGAAAACTGAATTTTTCGACAAAAGGAGTGGAATTCAATGATTCGTTTCACTGACAAAAGACTGTATCTGAAGGGCACGTCTGAAGCCATCTGTATGGACAAGGCGACGGGCGACATCCTGTATTACTCCAACAAGTTCCAGACCGGCAACGTGACCACGGGCGTCACGATGGGCGAGATCCGTGCGGGCCTCGGCAACGCGGTCGCGGCGATCATTCCGTCTGACGCGGCGGTCAATGTCGAGTTCACGGCGGCGGACTTCTCCCTGTGGGGCAAGGCGGCGCAGGTCGGCGCAGCGCTGAAGTATTCGGCGCCTGTGATGACCTGCCAGAACGTGACGGCGGAAGGTACGGCCCTGACCGTTGACGTGAAGGGCGGCGCGCCCGTTGCGCAGCAGGGCTTGAGCCGGATCTGCTGCTATGTGCAGGAAGTCGGCGCGGGTTCGCTGATCTCCGTGGGCGGCAAGGCATACGACATCAACCCGACGACCGGTGCGGTCTCCGGCTTTACGGCTGAGAGCGGCAAGACCTACAAGGTCTGGTACTTCGTGAACCGGGCGGATGCGCAGATCGCCACGATCACGTCCATGCTCGACCCAAAGGTCGTTCATTTCACCGCAGCGATGGCCGTTTATGCCAATGAATCCGGCTCTGCGCAGAACGAGGGCACGCGCGTCGGCACGCTGTACGTGATCATCCCGTCGCTGAAGTTCGGCGCCAACGGCGGCGTGGTCGGCGACCAGACCAACAACGACACCACGTCGATGTCTGGTCAGGCAATCATCTATGACTCTGACGTGATCTCTGAGAGCTGCGAGGACTGCAACGGTGGCGGCTCCGATCTCGCTTACTACATCTACGTTCCTTGCGAAGGAAGCGCGGATAGCTATCAGGGCATCATCGCCAAGATCGGCGGCGTCATCACCATGGCACAGAGCGCGACCGCACAGGTCCAGCCGAAGGCCATCATGGACAACGGCCAGCTGGTCGACCTGACTCCGAGCCTCTGCACCTACGAAGTGACTGGCGTGGCGGGGCTTACCGTTTCGGACACCGGTCTTCTGACTGCCGGGACCACGGCGGGCGACGCGACGCTGACTGTGAAGTATACGGTTGGGGAGACCGAGTTCACCGACAGCTGCACCGTGACCGTGCAGGCGTAAACAAAAGCGGCCCGGAGGGGCGAAAGCCTCTCCGGGAAATGCGCGAATCCATCAAGGAATTGGCGGGTTGGCGCATTTTTTGCAGAGGGGGGCGTCGTGTGGCAATCGAAGATATTGTGGCCCGGTTCAACGCGAAACTCGATGCGGCCATCGGACAGGCGATGGAAAACGACGTGGCGACGATGGTGAGAGTTGCGCTGGCGACGGCCGTGCAGACCGAAGTCTATGATGCTTATCAGCCGCACATGTATGAGCGCCGGGGCCCGGAGGACGGCGGCTTACAGTCGCAGAGCAAGGACGTGATGGTTGCGACCTATGACCCGGCGACGATGACGCTGGAAGTGCAGGACATGAGCCGGGATGACGACACAGGGCGGCTGATCGCGCCGGTTGTGGAAAGCGGCGAAGGTTACCAATACCCATGGAAGGGGCAGAAGGCCAGACCGTTCCACGAAAGAGCGCAGGAAGACGTGGTTGAGAGCGGCTGGTTTGAGGGTGCGCTGGTCTCTGCGCTGCGCGGAGCAGGATTTACGGTAAAAGACTGATTGGAGGGTATACGATGGCGGGAAACGTCGATAGAGTTCAGTTGCAGGTTGAGGTCGTTCGCAATCAGCTCGATACGCTGATCAAGGACGTCAACTCGCTCAAAGGGCAGAAACTCTCCATCAGCGTAGAGTCCTCCGGTATGGAGGCCATCAATAAATTTAATGCGTCGATCAAGACGCTGGAACAGAATGTCAGCAACCTTGGAGGAAAGTTTACCCAAATTTGGGCTGGCGCTGCAGATGGTTCGCCGACAAGGACCATTGAGACCGTGAACAATGGCCTCGGCCGCACGACGGAGATCATACGGACGCTGGATGAGGAAACGCAGTCCTATACGACTGTGCAGACCAAGACCACGGCCAACTATGAACAGATGGCAAAGGCGGCACAAAAAGCTGCCGAGCAGGCAGAAAAACTACGCCAGCAGCAGGAAGACGACATGTGGGCACAGCACAACGCCGAGCTGGAACAGCAGGCGAAGGTGCTGGGCGAGGTTTCTAAGGGCCTTGACGATTATGCCGCGAAGCAGGAAAAGGCAGAACAGAAGGTCGCGGCTCAGACTCAGAAAGAGATCGAGCTTTACAACAAACAGGCGGACGCGGCGGAGAAGGCTGCGACTGCCTTGCAGCAGCGCCAAGAAGGCGATATGTGGCGTTCTTACAATGCAGAGCTTGAGGATCAGCAGAGAATCCTTTCAGAGACAAATCAGGCTTGGGCGGAATATGCCCAGCAGCAGGAGAAGACCGAGCAGCAGATCGCAGACAGCACGAAAAAGGAGATCGCATGGTACGACAGCTGGCTTGACGGGCAGGAGAAGGTTTTTGAATCGGCACAGCAGAATATGCCGACGCTGCAAAAGCAGTATGCGGATCTGGCGCGGTCGATTGAAAGTGCAGCAGACAAATATCCCAAAGGGACATTTGATGAAATTGCTGATGGAGTCTCCTCGGCTCGGGAAAGCCTCCGTGCGCTGGACGCGGGGTTGGCGGATGGGACCGTCAGTTACGAAGATTATGTAAATGGAGTCGATAAGGCGAAGGCTGGCTTAAAGGGCTTGCAGTCTGAATTCGCTCAGACGAAGGCAGATACGGAAGAGCTGAAGAACTCAACCAATATTCTCGGGGACAGCCTTACTAACATTGTAAAGAAGATTGTTGCATGGCAGGTCATCAATGCTTCCGTCGCAAAGGTGATCGGGATGTTCCGCGAGGCGGTCTCCACGCTGAAAGAGGTCGATACAGAGCTGACCGCCATCCAGAAGGTGACAAACAATACCGATGCTGAGATGGCAAAACTCAGCGAGCATGCATACGAAGTGGCTTCTCAGTATGGCGTGGCCGTGACGGATTATCTGGAATCGACGGGCACGTTCGCCAAGGCTGGCTACAAAGAGCTTTCAGAGGACATGGCGGAGCTGGCGACGAAGACGCAGCTCGTCGGTGATGTGAACGCAGAGACAGCGAACCAGTTCCTGATTTCGGCGGATGCGGCCTACAAGATGGAGGGCAACGTCACCAGACTTTCGACCGTGCTGGACAAGGCCAACGTCATTGAGAACAACTATGCGACCTCGATTGAAAAAATAGCTGAAGGTTTCCCGATTGTTGCCAATGTAGCCTCTATGGCAAATATGAGCATTGAAGAACTGATCGCAATGCTCGGAACAATTACTGCGGTGACACAGGAAAGCGGGACAAAAGCAGCTACAGCGGCTCGCGCCCTCATCTTGAATATCATGGGCGACACAGAGACTGAACTCGCTGATGGCGTTACATGGACAAAAGATGAGATTGAGAATTTGACTCAGGTGCTTTGGACTTATTCCAAGGAAGCTATGGAAGCGGCTCAGGCATCTGGAAAGATCGTAGATCCGATGAAGGCTATTGCCGGCCTTGCACAAGCCGCTAAGGAAGGCGTTCTGACGGAGGCAGAGCTTGCGCAGATCGAATCGGACCTCGGCGGCAAGCTCCGCACGAACCAGCTCGACGCACTTATCAAAAACTACGATATGTACGCCGAGATGCTGGATAAGGTGGCAGATTCGGCGGGGAGCGCAGATCAGGAAGTTGAGATCATGCTGTCCTCTTGGGAGAGCAAAGCCAACATCCTGCAAAACACCTGGACACAGTTTATTGCGAAGACCGTCGATACGGATTGGATCAAGGGCCTTCTGGATGGAATCACGTGGCTGATCGACGGATTTGACAACCTTGGGAACGTCATCTTAGTTTTTGGCGGAACGCTTCTGACGCTGAAATGGAACAGCGTGGTTTCGGCACTTGGAACGCTGAAATCCGTGCTTGGAGCGCTTCCGATGCTATTTAGTGCGGCAAAAGGCGGCGCTGCTGGTTTTGACGCTGGGATGAAGGCCCTCAATCTTTCTCTGACCAGTACGCAGCTTCTTGTGGGCGGAGTCGTGGCGGCAATCTCCATCGCCGTGATCGCATTCAACAAGATCAAAAAGGCAGAGGAAGAAGCAAGGCAGGCGGCGATAGAGACAGGAGAGGCTTCCACAGAAGAAGCGAAGGAGGTCGTTTCCCTTTATCAGAATTATAATGACCTAAAAAAAGCGGTTGATGACGGTTCTGGATCAAAAGACGAATTTTTGAACATTTCGGAAACGCTGACGAAAAAGCTCGGGATTGAGAAGGCGGGCGTGGATGCGCTTTCAGATTCTTATGATGAGCTTGACCAGTCGATTCGGAATGCAACTGCGGCGCAGATCGAAAGTGCTCTTTATGATGCGAAAGCTGCGGTGGCCGCGGCAGAAAGTGACCTGAAGGGCGCAAGCGATTTCCAGTTCTTCGGTATTGGACAGAATGACGTCAGCGAGATCACAGCTTATTATGATGCGCTGATGAAGGAGCGGAACGAGCTGATCGATTCTGGCGATACCAGCAGCGTAAAATACAACAACATTGTAAAAGAACTGACTGAGCTTCAGCCGTTGATCGAGGCGTATAACAGTGCCATTGAGAATCAGAGTTATTTGGAAGGCGCTCTGGCGGCGGCACAGAATGGGACGCTTGAAAGCTACTTGAAGGCTGAAGATGCAGCACATGAGGCAGCTGGTGCGGCCGGAGAATATGCGGATGTTGCCGGGGAAGCGGCGGAAAATCAAAAAACGCTGGCTGAGCAGATGCAGGATACCGGCAAGACGCTTTCCTCGCAAAAGAATGATTTAGATGCAGCAAGTTCGGCCCTTGAAGAATATCAGCAGACCGGGACCGTTACAGCGTCAATGCTGAAATCTCTGCTGTCGATGAGTGAGGACCATATTGATCTGCTGATTGATAGTGACGGAAAGATTCGCATTACAGAAGAATCACTACAGGCGTTGGTGAAGGCGATTTCCAATGACATCGACGCAACGGAAGAACAGATCGTTGCGACAAGTGATGCAAAGAAAGCGGCAGTGGATTTCGTCTCCACGCTGATGGATGAGGCCAAGCAGAGCGGCAAAACAGGGCAGGCGATTCGGGAGCTGGTTTTGGAGGAAATCAAGCTCAACAGCACCAATCTGAATCTGGAGCAGCAGATTGCAGCGGTGATGGCGCTTGGAAACGCCGCCGGCGCGACAGCAACGTCGATTGCAATGCTGTATTCGTATGGCGGAACGTCGGCGAGCAACGCGGAACGGACGATTTCCGGATACCTTCAGACTGGACAGGCGAAGACGCGGGCAGAGGCCGAGGCCAAGTACCTGCAGAACCTCTACAATCAGTTCGATTTTTCCAAGGCGGATTCTGATACGTCTACGTCCGGCGGCGGGGGCAGCAGCTCGGACGCAAGGCTGGAGGCGCTGAAGAATCGGGTTTCTCTGCTGAAATCGGAACTGACCTTGATGGAAAAGCAAGGTAAGAGCGCCGACGAGCAGAAGGCCAAGATGAAGGAGATCCAGCAGGCACTCCATGCGCAGGCCCAGTATCTCCGCAGCATCGGCGGCAATGAGGCAGACATCAATGATCTTTCTGCAGAATGGTGGGACTGGCAGAAGAAGATCAACGGGGAGCTCGAAGATTCGGCCGACCTTCTTGATGAGCTGAAAAATGCGCTTCAGGAGGCAATGAATCGGCAACAGGACGCACGAGATGCCGAGCTGAAAGCCATCGACGACCAAATAGATGCGCTGAAAAAGCAGAAGGACGAGAAGGACAAGCAGGTTGAGCTCGAAGAAAAGCTGCTTGCCATTCAGCAGGCGGAGGCGGATCTGGCTGCTGCGCAGGCAGAACGGACGGTCCGGCAGTACAACGCTTCTTCTGGCCAGTGGGAATGGGTTGCAAATCAGAAGGACATTGATGAGGCCCAAGATGCACTGGACAAGGCCAAGAAAGATCTTGAAGATTTTCAGGATCAGGCACAATATGACGCGCGGCTGGCGGAGCTGGAAGCGCAGAAGGATGCCATCAACGCCAAATATGATGCGCTGGAGGCGCAATATGACCGGTTCCTCGACTCCCTGAAAGAGAAGACGCGCGGCATTGGCGAAATTTTGCAGGACATCCTCAAAAATGCGACGCCGGAGCTGCGGCAGATCATTTTGGAAAATGCCGAGCTTTTCAAAGCATTTGGCATTGATGTTTCTGAACTGCTCAATTCGTTCACGGAGACGGTGAAGAAGATCGTCCGCGTCCTTCCGGGCGGCAAGGCACCGGCCGGGCTCAATGTTGGCGATCAGGTCGTCACGGGCGGCGGCACGTTTGAGATCACTGGCGTCAATCCGGACGGAAGCTACGAATCGAAGAAGGTAGATCCGAACCAGACCATCTACAACTATGATGGCCCTTATGATGATGTGCCGGGCGGATATACAGGATCGGACAAGTATCCTTCCAGCGGGGGCGGGTCAAGCTCGCGTGGTGGAAGGACCGTTCGCGTGGAAAGCGGGACTGGGAAGGCACCGAAGGGCCTTTCCGTTGGAGATAAGGTCGTGACGGCGGTTGGCACGTACATCATTGTGGCGGTGAATCCGGATGGAACTTATCAGTCGCAGATGTACGACAAAAACCAGACGATCTACAACTTCCGTGGGACTTACGATGCCTATGATGAAGGCGGAATTCTGCGCGGGATGGGCGCGATCAAGGCGACGGAACGCGACGAATTTGTGGCAGACCCCGATACAACGGAGCTTTTGAAGCGGCGGTTTGGAAGCTGGAACGAATTGGCTCCGGCACGGGACGCACAGAGCGACAGCATCATGCGCGGAATCAGGATGACGCTGGGAAATCGGGATGGTGGAACGACTGCAAACTCTTATAGCTCCAACAGCATCGGCACACAGCACAATGGACCGCTCTATCAGATCGACGGCGTGACGATCACGGAGCAGGAGGCGCAGACGATGACCGTAAAGCAGCTGGCTGACGCGGCGCGGACGCTGGCGATCAAAAAGCAGGCGTAAGGGGGGAGATACAGTATGTTATATCAGCCGACAAATATCTATCCGAGCATGACCGGCAGCCTTGGAAACGGGGTCGTGGATGCGACGGAACCCCTGACCGTCAGCTTTCAGGTAAACGGTAACTCGGCGCTGCAAGCGTTTCAAATCACGATTTATCGCAACGACTCAGCCTCGACACAGCTTTACACGACGGGAAAACTGACGCAGGGCTGCCCATTTTATGGCGTGGACTATGCGGGAAACATTCAATTTTTCAGCTACACCATCCCGGCTGCGACGCTCTCGGCCAACGGGATCACAAACGGCGGAGAATACAAGCTCATCATCAAACAGTGGTGGAACAGCTCAGATTCTGTGACGCAGACGAGCGCGAGCGCGTTTATTACGCGCTCGGGCCCGACGCTGACGCTGGGAACGGTCCCGAATCCGCTGGAAGTGCGGGAATACACGTTTTCGGCCAGCTACGCACAGGCACAGGGAGACAACCTGAACTGGGTGCGATGGGAGATCGCATTGGTGGACGATGGGGAATACCGCGTGCTGAAGGACACGGGCCGCATTTACGGCACGGCACAGCTCCAATTCGGATACGACGGCATGTTTTCTGGCAGCACCTATGCCATCCGCTGCATCGTGCAGACGGAAAACGGCGTGGAAGCTGACACGGGATGGCGGAGCTTCGCGGTGCAGTATGAGATGGAATCGGTGAGCGGAACGCTGACAGCCTGCCAGAGCCGGAGAGCCAATGGCGTTCGGCTGACCTTCCCGCAGGTGAAGAACATTCCGGCGACGATCACTGGAAACTACACCATGAGCGACAGCTATCTGAATCTTGCCAGTGGAGCAAAGGCTGTCTGGAACGAGGTCAACGACGAGGCGATGCAGTTTTTGCCGCCGTTTGACATTGTGTGGCGCGGAAAGAACACGGCAGTTGGGACAACGCTGAAGGTTTTTGGAAAAGTTCTCAGCCGGTCGGCTTCGACGATGCTGCCGAGTGAATCTTGTTGGGACTCCGTTTGCTACGGAAATGGGACGTGGGTCGCCGTTTCGAGCAGCGGGAAGATTGCTTATTCCACAGACAACGGGACGACATGGAACACGGCTACGAGCCCGTCCAGCGATGGATGGTTTTCCGTCTGCTATGGCGGGGGACGATTCGTTGCTGTGGCGTGCGCGAGCAGTGCAGCGGCATATTCTACGGACGGAAAGAACTGGACACTTGCGGCGCTGCCGGCCTTTGGCTATTGGAACAGTGTGGCCTACGGAAATGGACGGTTCGTGGCGATTGCCACAGGGACGGAGAGCGCATGGTCGGAAGACGGTGAGACATGGACGGCGGTGGAGATGCCAGCAGAACTCGGATGGTATTCGATCTGTTTCGGCGCTGGCAGATTTATTGCAGTTGCCAACAGCAGCGCAAGCTTTGCATCTTCCACGGATGGAACGGACTGGGGGCTCGGAGATCTGCCGGAGATGGGCTGCTGGAACTGCGTGACGTTTGGGACCGGGAAATTCATCGCAGTGCAGACCGGCGCAACTTGCGCATACAGCTCCGATGGACTGAACTGGATCTCCCGCGCGATGCCGGCAGATCAGGACTGGATCAGCGTAGCCTACGGAAACGGAAAATTCATGGCTGTAGCTTCGGAAAGTGCTGTTTCAGCGGAATCGACAGATGGTGCGAGCTGGACCGCGGAGTCACTGACTGTGGCTGATTTCTGGGAATGCGTCTGCTACGGTGAAGACCGATTCTTCGTCGTGGCAGACAGCGGAGACCGGGCCGTCTATGTGACAGGCGAGACCACGGAGCTTGACGATGTGCTGCAGGTGGACATTTCTTCTGCGAAGGTGATGACTATTACGGCGCATGGGTCAATTCAGGCGACGCAGGACTTGACGCCTGGGACAGACCTGACGCTTTTCTTCGGAAAGAACACAATGTATTGGAGTGCAGGGTCAAGCGGAAGCACGCCGCTTTCCATGGAATGGACGCAAATCAATGGATTTGAGTTGAATGGCGTGCAATCCTGTGACTATCTGTTTTTGAGCAATGGGAATCTGACGGATGCGGTCCGGAACCGGCTGCTGGCGGATATGACCTACCATCCGACGGATCAATCCGCGCTTTTCTTTGCGGACTTCAACGGCTCGACCAACGCCGGCGGCATCGGAGACACGAAATTCTCTGCCTTTGCCATCTACCGCTATTCTCCGGGAGATGCGACGCTGACGCACGTGGTGAACACGACGGCAGACAGCGGCAATGTCATCATTGACAGCGGTGCGGTGGTCGGGAAAGAGTACGTCTACTACGCCTTCGGCATGGGCGCGAGCACGTATGTTTCGGCGGCGCTGATCTCGAACTCGATCACGCTCTGCTTCTGGGACTGGGCCCTGCTGTCCTGCACGGTGGACAGCGATGGGGTCTATCATCCGCAGGAAATTTTCCTGTTTGGAAAGAACCTTGTGAGCGGCAGTGTGTCCAACAACAACACGCCGCAGGTGCTGCAGAATTTCACCCGGTATCCGACGGTGCAGCCGGCACCATGGAATTATCGGAGCGGCGCGCTGCAAAGTTTGATCGGGACGATCTCGGACGGTGTTTATTCCGACACCCGCGCAACACGCGATGCGATCCGTGCGCTCGGAACGACACAGAACACACTTTTCCTCAAAAACCGGAAGGGCGACCTGATGAAGATCCGGACGAACGGCGCCGTAGAGATGGAGACGATGGACAATGCGGCCTGTCAGGCGCAGACGATGACTCTGCCGTGGGTGGAGATCGGGAGCGCGGATGACGCGCAGATCGTTGTGATGAACAGCGACGGTGCGTGGCCGTATTAAAGGAGGTTCGGATATGTCACTTTTGACGCATGCGGAGCGGATGAACGATTACCTACGGCAGCTGCGAACGCCGTTTACAAAGCTGTGCCGGCTGCGCTTTTTGCAGCCGGACGGCTCGACGGCCTTCGCGCTCGACAACAACCCCGGAAACCGGAGAAGCGGCGCCTTTTTGCAGGATGGCACGATCTCAGGAAATTTGCAGAATGGGCAGCGGCGAACGGCAAACGTGATGCTGGCGAATCTGGATTCGGAGTACGACTACAACGTCAACAACGTGTGGTTTGGACAGCAGATTGCCATTGACGAGGGCTTGATTTTGTCTGACGGCTCTGACTTTTACATCCCGCAGGGCGTTTTTTACATCGCGGAGCCGCAGGAAACACTCTATCCAAACGCTCGGACGATGGAATATCCGTTGGTAGACAAGTGGTCCTATCTGGATGGCTCACTGTTTGGCCGGTTGGAGTCCACCTACGAAGTGCCGGTGAACACGAATATTTTTGCGCCCATTACGGCGCTGCTGGCGCTCGACCGGGGCAACGGATACCCGGTGGACAATGTGACGCCGATTTTCACGGAGTATTACAACAACAAGACACAGACGCTTCCGAATGGGAGCACCGTGAGTCTCGTTCTTTCTCCGTACACCCTGCGCGTCGACAGTGACGAGGGAACCTACGCAGACGTTGTGCTTGGGCTCGCGGAGATGGTAAACAGTTGGGTTGGCTATGACTCAAATGGAGCGCTCAGAATCGACCCGTCCCAGGATGACATTCTTGACACGACGAAGCCGGTTCTGTGGCAGTTTTCCACAGATGAGGCGGAGCTGCTGGGCGCGACGTATGTGGTGAAGAACACAGAGGTCTACAACGACTACATTGTGATCGGTGAGCAGACATCCGACTATGCACAGGCGGCCGGCAGGGCCCAAAATCTCGACCCAAGCTCGGACACGAATGTCTATGCAATCGGGAAGAAGACCTTCCGCACGACGGCGGCCGGATATTACACGAAGAAGCAGTGTGAAGATCTGGCAGCGTGGAAACTGAAACGGTCGACCGTACTGCAGAAGGCTGTGACGATCTCCTGCAAGCAGATGATGCATATTTTTGAAAATAACCTCGTTTCAATCTGCAGGAGCGATAAACCCGGCGCGCCGGTGGAGCGGCATCTGATCCAAGGCTATTCCCGGCCGCTGACGAGCACTGGTAACATGACGATCTCGGCGACATCGGTCAACGACCTGCCGATTGCAACGATTACAGGATGGCCGGCATGAGGAAGGTGGTGAGAGGATGGCAAAAAAGAAGGCTCCTGAAACGCGAGGAAAAGTTTTGAAGCTGCGAGACGGCAGAAAAATTCCGGTAGTTCGGGAAGATGGACGGTATTGGTACTGCGGGAAGACACGCTTTTTGAAGACGAATCAGGATGTTTTGGATGTGCTGGATGTGAAGAAAGGAGAGCATGACGATGCGTAAACTGTGGAGCTGCCCGAAGTTTCAGACGACAGAGGAAACCATGGTGTTTGGCGTGAGTGCGTGCATCCAGTTTTGCAGCCGTAAATGGGTCCCTCCCCCTTGAGGCCCGATGCGGGCCAAATACAGATAGAGTGATGGGAGAATGAAATGGAAGCATTCAAAAACATTGTGACAGTGTGCGGCGGAGTGACCACGATCGGCGCAATTTTGATGGTTTTTGCAAAGCTGTTTTTGTGGATGAAGAACCTGAGAGAGGGGCTGAAATGCCAGCTGCGGTCGGACATGCTGCACACCTACTATAAGCACAAGGACGAGCAGAAGATCCGGCAGTATGAGATCGAGAATTTTATCTATTCCTACAAGGCGTACAAGGCACTGAAAGGGAACAGTTTTATTGACCAGATCCATGAGGAAGTGAGCGAATGGGAGGTTGTGACCTGATGAAATCTGTGGAGAAGCTGTGCCGATTGGACTGCAGCAAGAAAATCCTGATTTTCTCATATTTCGTGCTGGCGGTTTTGATCGTGATCCATCTGACCGTCGCAGACACGGCCTCTTTCGCGACCATTGTTTGCGCGTGGATCGTGGAGTGCGGTGCGGCGACGGGATTTTATTTTTGGAAGGCCAAGAATGAGAACCGGTCGAAGTACGCGCTGAAATTCATCCGAGAGTTGGCTGACGAATACGGGATAGAATCCGTGGCGCGTGTTTTGGAAACTGTTTTGAAGGACTAAGAAAGGTTGGAAAATATTATGAACAAGTGGTGGGAAACCCTGATCGCGAATCTTTTCAAGGTGAAGTCTCTGGTGACAATTATGCTGACGGCGGCATTTATTGCGATGTCGCTTCAGGGGAACGTGGAGCCGAAGGATTTTTACTCGATCATCGTAATGGTGCTGACGTTCTACTTCGGCTACCAGAGCGCGAAGAGTGAGGATGGAATCGGCGGAAAGGATGATGGCGATGGTTCCAATTAAAAAGATTCTGGCGCACCGGGCCAACTATGGAACGAAGCGTGCCGGGGCCGTCGAGTGGATCGTGATGCACTACACGGCCAACGACGGCGACTCCGGAGCTTCCAACGGCAAGTATTTTCAGCAGGCATTGAATCCGGTGGCAAGCGCACATTATTTCGTCGATGACACGTCCATTACGATCTCCGTGCCGGAGGATTATGTGGCGTATCACTGCGGGGCCGACAAGTACCGACATCCTTTCTGCCGGAACTACAATTCCATCGGGATTGAGATGTGCGACACGAAGCGGGATGGGCGCGTGATGGCGACGGAGCAGACAATCCGGAACGCGGCGGAGCTGGCCGCGGCGCTCTGCGAGCGATACGGCCTACCGGTGAGCCATATCATCCGGCACTACGACGTGACCGGGAAGCTCTGCCCCAAGTATTGGGTGGACGATCCGCTGGGGATCGTAAAATTCCGTGAGATGGTAAAGGAGAGAGTTGAAATGGTAACGAAAGCGAAGATGATCGTCGATGGACGAGAAATCGAAGTGGAGCGGATCTTGAAGAACGGGACGAACTACATTAAGATCCGTGACATTGCGACGGCGCTCGATTTGAAGGTGAGCAATAAGGGTAATATCCCGGTGCTCGAATCGAAGAAGTGAAAGAAACTCCGGGAGGGTAGAACCTCCCGGAGCTTTTTTACGGTTTTCCATAGAATACCGATTCGCTCAGGTTGATGTGCTCAATCTTTGCTCTCAGGTTCAGAATTCTAAGGTATCTAAGCATGGATTCCGCCTGACATTCCAGTATGTGGACGGAGCAGGTTGGTGTGAAGGTGAGCGTGTCGGCACGATATTTTTCAATCATGCGAGTCAGGCTTTCGAGGCGAATCCGGAGCTGCCAATATTCGGCGGCGAAACGCTCTTTGTAGTCCTCACTGCACATCAAGAAGGCCGTGTTTTGTAAGTCTGTCATGGTTGTCTCACCACCTTTAAGCTGGCATATAGAATCCCATCGCGTTCTTCCCATCTGATAAAATTTCTGTCGTTGAGTTGCTGGACAAACTCACTGACAATATATCCACGAGCAAATTCGTCGATATGCAGGCATTTTGCGGTATTCATATCATAATCAACGTTGATTGTTTCAACCGGCCGAGTTACCTGCACCAAAAGATTTGCATACTCTTTGCAATGAACACATGGCGCAACATATCCGCCCAGCTTTCGGATCAGCCATCGTTTGAATTTAGTCCACATCTTTACTCCTTCCTACGGGCCCAGTTGCAGTATCCGTCATCACTTGCGTAGTCAACAAGACCGCTGCCAAGTGTTTCATGCACCATAGGGCAAAAAATTGTTCCGCGCTTGTCGCATTCCTTACAATGCACCACCAGAACCGCATCCACAGTTGGCTGCTCGTCAATCAATTCCGCCAGCCATTGCACGCCAGCATCGAACGTGTCTTCTCGCCCTTCCGTATCTGTGTAAGAAATGACCTCTAACTTGTCCGCGTCAATCAACCTCATGGTTTCTTCCTCCATCCTGACGTTCCCCATAGGAGCAGAAATCGTGTCCGCTGGTATCAATATCGTGCTCGAAACAGTGTCCGTTCGGGCTGTCGATAAAACCGACGTTTCGCTTCCAGTTCTGGCAGTCCTTGCAGCGCACGACGGGCTCGGCCTCGACAGTTGGGGTGTCGTCAAGCTGGCAGATGCAGTTGAAAATCGTCGAACCTTCTATGTTTTCTTGCTCGTCATCGCCGGAGTTCATCCCGGAGATCCAGCCCTCCAAAATGCGCTTGTAGGCATTCGCATCAATGAGACGCATCATCTATGCCTCCTTCCATGTTCGCACCACAATGCGGGCAGTATAACATACCTCTCATATCCAGTTTTGCAACCGTGCCCTTGTCTGTCTTAAAACTGAAGTCCGTGTGGCAACTTGCACACTCTGTGTACGGGTTTCCGACTGTAGTATAATGTACGATCCATTTTCCTTCCAACACCGGCGCAACTTTTTCGGCGGGAAGGGCAGCAATCTGGTTGGCAACCTCGTCGTATGCCGCGCACAATTTTCTATCCGTCTTGACAAAAGCAGCATGGCGCGCCATTTCCAGACAGCAAAGCGCATCCTCGCGCCGGATATATTCATTAAGCATCATACGCCCTCCGGTTCCAAAACTCTGCGGTTTTCTCTTCGGTGTCGTAGATATACACGCCGCCGACAATGCCGCCGTCTACTTCATATCTCGCAATCGGGCAACTCGGGTTTTCTTCGTGGGCATGCCTGATCATAAATCCAACACCGCTATAAGGTTTCATCGCATAGTCTTCATCGTGAAGATTTCCTTCATCGTCGCACAGGACGATTCTAGCTGTCCCGCCGCAAAAAGGATACGGCTTTAACTCAACCATCCCGTACCTCCACATTTGCTTTTTCCAGCAGATCATCCAGGCAGCACTCGTCGCTGCACCCGATAAAATCCCCGTACTCGTCGTAGTACTGATAGGCCGTATACGGTCGGGCCTCGATCCCGGCATATTTTCGGAGCAAAGAGTGTCCGTATTCGATGCCAAACTCGCAGGCTTCTTCAAGCTCCTCCATCTGTTCCGCAGTTATATATTTAGCCATCTTTCTTGCCCTCCATTTGCTCTATCAGATCGCACAGCGCATCCGTTACATCATTGCCATAGAGGAGTTCTTCGTAACCGCAGCCGTCACCGCTGCTCAATTTCTCCACGTCTAACCCGTACCGTTCGAGCCAGAGGCCAACTTCGCGGTCAAGAGCACTTGCCTTACTGGCATATAGTGCAATTTTGTGCATCTTTTCTCTGATTTGTCTCGGAATCTTCATCCTGCTCTTTCTCCTCCACTTCCTCAAAGTAGAACTTGATCGGTTTTACATTCTCAACGACATTCCCGTAAACCACACCGATCTTGTAAATGTAGTTCTCGCGGAGCTTGCGGGGGATCTCCGCGATATAGCGCCGGAAGGTTTCCAGCGAGTTCGCCCGCTTGTAGTGGTTGCACATCCTGCAGCTGGGCATGAGGTTTGAGAGATCACTGCTTCCAGCATCTCCGCCGTCCCACGCCCGCAGAGGCCGGAAGTGGTCTACCTGCATATCTCGGATGGCGATAGACCGACCGCAGTAGGCGCAGTGTCCATCATATTTCGCATAGACGGCTTCCCGCGTTTTCTTGCTGAAGCTCATGCATTGCCCTCCATCGATTCCTGAACTTCTCTAAGATCGAGCAAGGCGACCTTCTTTCCGCTCGGTGTCGGCTGCTTCTCTGCAAACGTTGTCAGATGAATGTTCCAGTGATCTGGCTTAAAAGCGACGCCGTTTCGCATGAGTTCAATGTCTGCATCGCCCCGGCAAGGAAGAACCACCACGCGGCCCTCTTTGTCGGCACACATCAGCTCCACCATGCGCTCGATGGAGTAGCCATACTCTGAAAGTTCCTCCTCGATTTCCGCAGCCTTTGCGGCTCCGGTCGGAGACAGACTCGAGTTTTCATAGGCCGCAAGGCGATCCACGAAATCCGCTTGGTATTGTACGCCGCCAAAATCAAGCCGCCAGTGGCCGTCTTTGAAATACGTCAGTCTTTCCATCATTCGGTCTCCTTTTTGATCCTGTGAAATCTCATCTCATCCAAATTCCAATCTGGTGGGTATCGATACATGTCTACGACCGGAACATCTTTTCGTTCACCATCCACCATCATCCAGCCTTCGTGAATCTTGGTGTCTGGCGTGACCTCTGGCGGATTTTCCGGGTCGATAGCCACAATATACCACGCATTGATCGGCTCACCGGCCCAGACCGGCAGGCCGTCCATTTTCACAAGCTCCTGCAACGTCAATGGAGTGTTTTCCATAGGAATGGTTCCTCCTTTGCTTACCTCGCATCACGAACCCTGAAGAAAACCGTGATGCTCAGTTCGTAGTCATTTTCAAAGATTTCCCGGATACCGATTTCTCTCCACTGAGAGCCGTGGTCATAGGATTGCGAGACCAGGCGATCAACGATCTGGTTCACGACCTCTGTTGCAAATTGTATTGAGCATTGCTGGAACTTGAAAAACGTGAATTTGTAACCGAAATCAGTTTTCAGCTTTTCGTAGTAAACGTCGATTACATCGTCGACTTTGAGACGCAGTGCGGACGGGATAAACTCGTCATTCGGAATATAAAATTCAATTTTCATGATTCTCCTCCTTAATCGGCACGAGCCGCCATTTCAGCCATCCATTCTGTGTGTCGCGCTGTGCGCTCAGATAATACTTCTTCGACAGCTCATAGAGTTTGTGGATGCAGTAGGGTTCATTCTTCTGGCAGTAATCGCCGTCATCCGCATGCTCAGAATCAAAATGCTCGCAGTCCGGGCAGACAAAGGTACGGCACACGTCGGCGCAAGCATCCAGAAAGTCATCCGAGGTCATACCTTCCCACGGATCAACGTAGTCCCACAGGAACGTAGAAACTGCATCGCACTCCATGTGTGTTTTCCAGTCGTACACATCGCCGTCGAATTTGTATGTGTCATATCCATATTGTTCGCCCGGTTTGATCTCCTCACAGCACAGAGAGCATCTGTGCAGTTTCCGAGCAGTCCGCGTCTCGGATCTCAAAAGTTCAGGCATCATGGAATATCCTCCTGCGCCTCCGGTAGCGGCATCCAGCGGGTGATCTCGTTCGATGGGACGGGCCAGTCTTCACAAAACCATCCGTCACCCGGAAAATATTTGGCGACGTCTACGAGCGCGCCGGCATCGCCGCGAAATGTGACAAGGTATTTGTCCACACGATCTGGCGGCATCCGATCCTTGCAGCTGATCCATTGCGGAATCTTCTCGCGCAGCTCTGCGAGCTCCTTCTGGTCGCGCTCGATCTGCTCAGCTCCCCAGGCGATCATCAGGTCCTGACAGCGATGCTCGACCAACGCAGCAGCCGGGCAATCCTTCACCATGCAGCGCGAAGTTGGATTTGCACATCTCCGCATGGCATCGATCATTTTCTCAGGCGTCCAATCCATTTTTGCCCTCCTCTGACAGGGCCGATAGCTGTGCCCGCAGATGCGCATTTGATTCTTCGAGCAATTTCACCGTTTTTTGCAGCTCAGAGATTTTAGCTCGCTGCTCACGATCACAGGCGCGAAAGCGCGCGAGCTCTTCACTCACACCACACAAAAACTGATGACAGTCTTTCTCAAACGGGAATAAGCAGTGTTCGCATGTGCTAAGTCGATCGATTACTTTCTCCATGTCCATCATAATAAATCCTCCCGAAATTCTTTCAGTACTTCTTGGCCCGGAAGTACGCCGTCTTCCAAAATCCAGTGATATACATCTACGCCTGTTGTGCCCCAACGCATCTCGCCTTGCATTTTTCCAAGGCGCTTGCGCTCTAACAGCATCCGGTCGTAGGCCCGGATATATGCCAGTCTGTACTTCGGGTAGAGCGCAAATTCCATCAGGCGTTTTTTCTTCGACGCCAGAACGCAGCCAATGCAACCAATACGACAGAAACCGCAGTCATAAAGCGGATTCATACAAATATGCTCGGCTGCAACATAATCCCACACGTCTGTATCATCCCAGCCGATGATTGGATTTACGATGCGCTTTCCTTTCATCTGGCATGTTTCAAATTGCATGCGTGATTCATCGTTATCATTCAAAAGTGTCAGCTTTTTACTGACATCGTGTGCTTGCACTTCGATGAGCCCACGAACGTTTTGCCGCTTGGGTGATTCGGCCCATCGCACACCAGTCGCAATAAACCTACCTTTTCCGCCACCTTCTTTGAGAATGGAGCAGCAATATCGCACCTGCCTCGTGGGCGGCATCAGCTTCTTGGGAATCAGATTCCACATGGTGATGCGCTTTCCGTTTGGCTGGACGTGGCAGTCGATCTTCGTCGGGATTCCTTTTTCATCCAACTTCCGGAAGGTCTTTCGCACATGATAGACCGTTTCCGGCGCATCTGCCGTTGTCAGGGAGTGGAGGACTTCGAACGGAATACCGCTGTTGATCGCCAGCCGGAGCAGCACGTCGCTGTCTTTTCCGCCGGAGTATGTAATCATAAGCGGCTGCTCGTATAGCTTCAAGCTCTGCGCTGACGCAAAACGCAGCGCTTCAAATGCGCTCTTTTCCAGATCCATTACTTCCTCCTAGTTCTTCCGCCAATGCCTTAAAGATCGGGTATGCCTGCTGCGGCACTACGGCGTTTCCGAGGCACTTAAGTCTGTCCACCCGATAGGGAATCCCATGAGCCACTCTACCCACGTCGGGTTCAGCTGCCCAGCAACGTCCGTCCGCAAGCTCCTGCCGTTGCCTCCGCCGTGCGATCCTATCGCGTCCACCGCACAGGGTGTTGCGAATAGTTTCACGGCGTTCGCCAACTGGCGGACGTGATGGGCGTTCCCGGGTGTCTTCGGACGCAGCAGATGCGCCATGCTGTTCGCCCCCTTGCAGTCCCTCGCCGTCGGTGTCGGCCACATCTGCGAGGCCAGTGAAGAACACCCTTGACCGCCTGTGCCAAGCTCCGACAGCCGCAGCTTCAAAATTGAACACGATGACGTGATAGCCTGCGCGCTCCAGATCCTTGACCACTTGCCCGGCGGCAATCTTGAGGATTCCAGGTACATTCTCACCGACAACGCAGCGCGGGCGCAGCTCTCGGATAACCCGGAGCATCTCAGGCCAAAGGTAACGGTTGTCGTTTTTCCCTTTTTGCTTTCCAGCCACGGAAAAGGGCTGGCAGGGGAATCCACCGGATATAACGTCAACTGTCCGTTGACGCGATCTTCTCGCACCATTGCGGGCGGATGCTGATTAAAACCGCTTTCATAGAGATCCCTCACAGATTGGAAAGTGTGCCGTTGCCGATGATGACGGCGTTGGTCAGGCTGGAACCGAGGACAAAGACTGTGACCTGAGAGCCGACGGAGGCGGAGGCCATGCTGGAAACGTAGGGGAGGGCGATTTCTTCATCGAAGGGGCGCTTGACGGTGATCTTTCCGCCGGAGGCTGCTTTCGTGACCTGCGCGCGGAAGAACCAGACATTGGAACTGATGAGATCCTGAATTTTTGGCTGGAAATACGTCCAGAGCGCATCGGCAAAGGCTTTCATTTCGACATCGTTGTTGGTCATCTCGGTTCTCCTTTTAAGCTGGAATCAATCAATTCGCAGGAGATCATGTCATTTGGAAGGAGCAGGCGGGCCACGTCAAGGCTTTCTGCCTCGACTGTGACTTCTTCCGGCGCGCGTCCGATTCTCTGGATCGCAAAGCGATAGGAGGCGCGGATGACGTTTGTGTGGTAATTTCGGTTTTGATTCATCGCAAATGTTCCTTTTCCGCTGTGAATAGTTACCATGTCCGCAAATTTTTGGAGATTTACGAGCGGCCCATCGTATATGATTTCGTTGGTCTTTTTGTTGACGATACGAATGCAAGCCGGGGCGGTCATAAAGAAGCGCTTCCCCTGATGCTGCTCCGGAGCGGCATGCTCTTCGTCGTTTTCGCTCGCCTCTGCTTGAAGGTGTTCATATTCCTCCGTCAGGCGCTGCGATTCGGCATGAAGCTCTGCATGGTTGGTGACGATGGAAAAGTATCGCTCTTCCGGCGGTTCGTAGAAATACTCGCCCGGCTTATCGTCGTAGAGATGGGTGCTGGCGACGATGGAACGCGGCCAGTAGCCAAGCTCGAAGTCGTTATAGGAAACGGCGGGAGGATCGCAAGCACCGAAAACGTCACGAACCAGAGGTCGCGGGTAGGCGGAAAGAAATTCCTCGAACTCGGATTTGCTGACTCTTTTCGTTTCGGCCTCGAGCGCGGCGTGTTTGTCAATATAGTCCGAAAGGGCTTTCGTCATTTCCATGGGTCATTCCTCCCAGATGTTTAAGATGGTGAAGGTGATGAGGATGCCGGCGTCGGTTTTGCAGAGGGTAAGGTCGTCACAGAGCAGGGCAGATTCGGCCAGACGGCTTTTGAGCTTGGTGCTCATGACGTGCGTGGCCGGCGGAAATTCCAGTTGGCAATAGGCGGTCTGGCTGTCCTTTCTTGGCGGGACGATGTTGATGCCGATGTTTGCAGACTTCGCAAACTCAACCAGATTTTCGCGCAGGAGTTCAAACTTTCGGACGGGCCACGGATTGGGCTTCATTCCGTGGGTGGTTTCGCTTTCTCGAAGAATATCGCAAAGCGGATCGTTGATATGATTCATGGAAATGCTCCTTTTCGTTTTTTGACCGGAGATCCGGGCATGGATAGTGCTACTCAGATTTTCGATTTGTCCCGTGGAGAAGACGGAATTTTTTTGCACAGGCTTCGCAGGCCGGGGAGAACAGCACCTGATTTCCCAAGCCACCGCGCAGCTCAAAGGTGAACATGAAAAAATGCAGCGTGTCATCTGGTCCCAGCTGTATTTGTGGCAGGATCGGCCTGCCGCAGCATTTGCAGGTTGCTGCATGAAAATTTACATCGGCCATGATGCCGTCAAGGATGGACTGTGTGAGTTCCATTACTGATTTCTCAGCTCCTTTACGTTTTTCGCCACAAGTTTGACGGCCTCATCGATCTTGGCACGGTCGGATGCTTCGCTCCTGCCATAGGCCGGTGAGGTTTCATTTGGTTCAGAAAGTGTGAAGTCGAAGGAGAAGCGGATGGAGCTGGCGGCACGGTCTGCGGAATAGCCGGAATTGATCAGGACACGGGAGGGCTGCGGATCGCCGCTGGAGCAGGCCGCGCCGGAGGAAACCATGACGCCATCTGCCGCGAGGCGCAGGACGAGCGCATGATTTTCAACGCCGGGGAAGGAAAGATTGGCGATGTAGGGGGACTGCGTACCGCTGCTTCCGCGGGAGAGCTTGCCATTGAGCTGTGCGTCGGGGAGTTCATTCAGGATGCCGGTGATGAGCCGTTCGTGCAGGGCTTCGGCCAGTTCGGAAAATTCCCGCAGGTGCTGCGTCCGGAAATGAAGCGCCTGTGCGAAGGCGGCGGCAAGGGGGACGGATGGTGTGGCGAAATGGTAGCTGGAAGTGATGCGGCTCGGTTCTTTGGCGATGAGGACGCCGACGCCGACAGGGGCGCCAAATTTATGGCCGCCGCCGCAGATGTAATCAAGGCCGGATTTTTTGAAATTCAGCTCAGATTTGCCCATGGCGGCCGTACAGTCGGAAAAGGAACGGTCTGCGCAGGAAAGTGCTCGTTTCAGGTTGTAGACCCGACCGGTTTCGTTGTTGGTGTGGATGTGACAGCAGAATTTGCTTTCTGAGAAAGGAAAACCGTATGCGCCCACGTCCTGATATACCGTAACAACGGACTGGTGTTCCACATCTGAAATGTGGATATAACCGTCGTGAATCGCTTCGTGCATGGTTAGGTTGATGCTTTCTGTGGCGGATGTGGTGAAGATCACCTGCTCCGGCTCGCAATGGAGGCAATCAGCGACGATCTCCCGCTGTGAGAAGAGCATTTTTTCAGCGGACTGGCCGAAGGAATGGCTGCTGTTTGGGTTGCCCCAGAAAAAGCGGCTGGTTCGTTGGAACGCGAAGAGCGCCGTTTTCAGAACGGGGGAGGTCGCGGCGTAGTCCAGATAGATCATACGGCGGCTCCTTTCGGCCAGTTCTGGATGTAGGAGGCGCAGATTTTTTCATAGATCTTCTGCTGCGCTTCCAACTGAATGATTCGTTCGCGCAGGACGGCGGGTTCTTCCGTGATGACGGATGCAAGCGGAGCCGCTTCCTGCTGCACAGGTTCATTGGCCTCTGATGTGTCCCGGATTTCTTCGCCTTTTTCTTCCGGCATTTTCGCAACGTTCGGCTGCGTGAGACCGAGGCTGATCAGGATGGCCGCATCGACGAGCGCCATTTCTTCCATGTCGAGCGTGCAGAGATAGCTTTCGATCCGTTCTTTGGAGACGGTGTAGACCGATTCGCAGAGAACGGTGTTTCTCCTGCCATAGATGGAGATTGGAACATGTGTCGGAAGCGGTTTTTTCTCGGCTGTGGTTAAGTAAACGATCTCGACCAAAGGTGAATACTGATTGTTTTTTTCATTGGAAACGATGACGGCGGGACGAGTCTTTGCCATTTCGGAGCCGACATAGTAGCCGGAATCCCGAATGTAGAACACGTCGCCGCGGTGAATTTTCAGTTCCATAGGGGCATCCTTTCGTCAGATTTTTATAAAAATGGCGCGGCGGGAGATCGCCGCGCCAAGCGGTTCGTTTTGTTATTTCGCGACGATGTCTTTCAGCTTTTTGCCGGGTGTGAATTTGACGCCGTAATGTCCGGGGATGTGGATAGGTTCACCGGTATGGAGATTCGTTCCCGTTCTGGCAGCTTTCCATGTTGGCGCGAATTTGCCAAAGCCGATGAGCACGACGTTTTTCTTTTCGGCCAGCGCCTCGGTGATGGAATCAAGGACGGCGTTGACCGCATCTTCGCCGAAGGATTTTGTGACGTCCAGTTTTGCGGCGACGGCTGCGCTGAGCGCTTCTTTTGTCATGGGTGGCTCCTCCTTTCTTCAAAAATGTCTGGTGGGCCGCCCCGGAGTCGAACCGGGATGATACCTCTTATGAGGAGGTCGCTCTGGCCTTTGAGATAGCGGCCCGTGGAAGATCCGGCTTGATGTACCGGACGTGAGGGTTTACCGGATGCCCAACATCAGATCTCGTTTTCGGCAGTACCTGACAGCGCCGCTTTCTGCCGGATAGCTGGCCCGACAGAGCCGATTTTGTCAGTTCGGCTTCTCAAGTGTCCTCATCCGGGTGAACCGCGCGCGGGTTTTTCCCGGAAAGCTGAACGGGCTGCACTGTGTCCGAGTGCGTGCCGTTCTACGAAGACCTTAGACACACGATCTTTACGTTCTCCACCTTGTTATACTCAGGATGGACGCTCTGAGTAGGGAGTTCCCATTTCGCTTGTTTACTCCCGAACTTCGCTATCGGCTATATCAACCCGACGACACCGCTGCCAGATGCGGAGGTTTCATTCCCACTACGGTTTATAGAGTAACCACCTCTTATGTGGGCGGGCATGGTACGAAGTGCCTTATCTGCGTCATTATAACGGCATTTTCTCCACATTGGCCGTAGCGCGCGGTACTAACCATGCAGATTTGCAGACTTCGTTGGTGCGGCCGGAGTGAATCGAACACTCTGGGACAGACCGGGATTCCGCCCGTTTCCAAGGGCCGCATATTGTGCCGGTCTGTTCCCGGCTGTCACCGCTGTGAAATCCTCGCTTTTGGGAGAGCAGGTTCTTCCGCAATTACAACATCGAGGCTTGAGGGGCTTACTTCAGGACTTCGCATCGCCCATGCGACTGTTCCGCTATGCGCTATTCACTCGCGGCGTCCACGCAGAATTGGTGGAGAAGGTGAGGGCTTGAACCTCACACGCCTGTTTTTGCTCCGGTCAGGTTACAGGCTAACTGGCCGAGCGTTGAGACATTCCCGTTCTGTCACTTCTCCGTATAGTGCTGTCTCTCCAGCTGTCACCGCTGCGTGTCCGCTGCTTGCGGTTAGCCCCCGTGGGTACACGTTTCCGTCTGCCTGTTGTGACCTATCTATGGCAGACCCGTTCAGGCTTGTACTTCGCCAGGTCACTGGACGTGGTGGAGCCGACCAGACTCGAACTGGTGGCCTCCTGATTTCAAATCAGGCGCGCCCAACCGCGCTACGGCTCCATATTGGCGGCAGATGGAGGCGTCGAACCCTACGGCTTTCACCGCGCACTGTTTTCAAGACAGGCTCCGAGGCCGCTCGAATTCATCTGCCGTATAGGTTGAATGTTTTGCACCTTGCGCCATCTGATTCGAACAGAATTGGCTTGGGGACTCGAACCCCGCTGCACATCCAAGGACTGCCATCGCCCTATATTGCGCGGAATAGGCGATCACCGCGCTATGAGCCTTTGCCGTTTTTCGCTCTTTGTCTGGTTTTCTGTCAACCAGCAAACACCTCATCTGAATGCGCACTCAATGAGGATTTCAGGCGCTGCCAAATAACGTCAGGTCGGTCAGCCGTCTCGTAGCTATTTGGCAACTTGCATTACAACCGAACAAACTGGATCAGCCGCCGTGACCAAATCTTAAAGCTGACCTTACAAACAAGTGGATTTTCTTGCTTTTCCAGACGGCCGCCGTGGTGCGCTTGCAATGCCAGACAGAGGCGTGACGGACGTTGAGAAATGGAAGCAACCGGATTCGAACCGATAACAAACGCCGATGGCGCTGCTCTACACCTTGAGCTATGCTTCCAGATAGTAGGCTTTAGGCTCAACCTACCGGAACCGTCGTTGATTTGTTTTTCCGACGCATGCTATCGGGTGGCAGGAATTCAAACAACGATCAACAAACCGTAACTGCTGGAGATGGGCTTTCTGGATGAACCCATCAGAACCGCCCACGCTGTTGTGTTTGGCGTACCAGCGCAAGGAGGACTTTCGTCTGTTCCGATTTTCTACACAGCGGCACGCTTGTGCGAACTAGCCAAACTCAGATGGTATCTCAACACCATGTTGGTGATGAAATCTTTCATGGATTTTTCGTGTAACGATATTTGCACGTTTCCCAATTTTCCAGAAAGCACGATTCGAAAATACAATGTGTTGCTGTGTATCGTGGCTCGCTGCAGTATTCGTGTACCAGATCCGGATAAAGGGCATTCATTGCAAGGAACATTCTCGCATCGTCCGGCCCTACGAATCTCGGATTTCCGTCCGGTGCGTAGTGGCGGATCTGGGCGGGAATCTCCTCACGGCTGTTGTAGTAATTGACCGTTCGCACCGCCGCGTCCACGACGACGTAGACATTTTTCTCTCCGTTTGTCAAATAACGAATATCAAGGCTCATTTTTGATCCATCCTCAAATTTACTCGATTTCTTTCAGCCAAAAATCACGCTTACATTTATCACAATTTCTTTCACTTCTAACACAACCGACAATAGCTTTTGTGTCTGCTTGAGATGGACAAATAACAAGAGTACCGTTGTAACCAATAGATGCGTTCGGAAACATCTTCAAAAATTCACTCTGTCTTGTTTTAACAGGATGTTCTTTTGCCCACTTAGCAACTGCTGCAATGTATTCATCAACTTTTTTGCCACATTCAAATACACCGCCAACCGCTCCAAAATTACAGTCGTCATAAACAGGGCAGCCAGTACAACTACCATCCATTGAATCGCACATTCTTTTGAGATGCTTCAAAAATTCAGCAGCGTCCATTTTTCCATCTCCTGTTACACAATCGTCCGGTTTGGCCTCTTCCGAAGACGCTACTCAACCGCCGGAACACATGCTTCCATGTTGGTTCGCGTTGCCGCACCGCTTCCAATGATCTTCTTGCCTCTCGCCTCGCGTGCTCGGTGAGCGCCAAACCGGATCAACCACGGAACTTTTCAGCCCTGCGCCGGTGCATCGGTCGCATCCGTTCCCACATTCAGCCGGAGCCAGCTACTGTAATATTCCGACCTGCCGTACTTGCACTACCTGCAGGAAGAGTGGATGAATCGTTTATCGTTTCAACGATTCTTTGAAACCTCAGAATTTTTCCCGAAGCCACAAACTCCGTGTGGAGCGGCAAACCAGATTCGAACTGGCACTCTCAGTTTGGAAGACTGATGTGCTGCCATTACACCAATGCCGCGGATTTCGTGCCGGAGCGGGGAAGTCAGCCGCGGCGGCACGGCCCGTCTTTCCGGGCGGTCAGCATGATTTCAGGAGGGGGATTGGGTTGCAGACGACCGGTTCCCGCGCCGGCGGTCTGCGTAGAGGCTCCCCGGTTTTACGTTGGTGCGGGAGTGCTCTTCCCAACAACCAAAAGCCAAACATCTCAGTTTGGAGCACCGGAATCTCTGAACTGTTCCGGCGAGCGCCTTCGCTTACTTTGGTGGTCGCTTTTCTACATAGAAAGGAGCCGATATGCCTCGCCGCAAGGAGGTATCAGACTTGCGGCAAGATCGGTTGGTTGGAGCCGGAGTTGCACCGGCTTGTCCGGGAGAAAGGAAGCCCGGAGAGCGACTGCGCCCAACCGTATGGCCGGAGATTATCCGGCAATTATGCGTGAAGTCGAGAAGTTGTGTTGTTCAGCGATGTGAGAAAAAGTGGTCGCCCTTTTGCTGAAGGCGGAGGATGTTTCGCTGAGCCTGACGATCCTTTTCCATTTGCACCTGCTTGGTTTTTTTGCGGGATTTGCGGCTGGTGAGCTTTCCAGAATAGAGCTGCGTGACGGTGACGGATTCGTGGCCGAGTTTGGATTGTAGCTCTTCAAAGGACATGCCGCTGTTCAGATCGAGCCGCGCGCCGACATGTCGAAGGTCGTGCGAGCGGATCATGTCAACGCCGGTGACGGATTTTACATGACGGCGGACGACATCGGAGAGCCATTGGCGCGTGCCCGGATGCCAGGATTCGCCGCTGTTCTGACCGGAGAAGGTTTTTTCGGCATAGGTTCCGAAAAGCACTTCGTCGTCGCGGGCGTTTTGTGGACGGATGCCGCTGCAAAGATAGAGCCGGACAGCTGTCTGCGCGACGAGCGGAAAGTCCACATTCCGGAATTTGTCGCCTTTGCCGTGTTCCACGACGATCTCAGAATTTTCCCAGTCGAGGTCGTTCGGCGTGAGCGCCAGAAGTTCACTGTTCCGGATCTCGGTCGTGAGCAGGAGAATGACGATGGCGTAGTTCCGTTCCCAAAACTGCGGACGCCGGAGGCCCTGCGGCGGGTTGTTCCGCCAGAGGAGAATGACCTGATCGTCGGTGAGGAACTGTTCATAGGGACGCCGCTGCTCTTTTTTGATGTCAGGAATGAGTAGCTTGGAAACGGGATTTCTGTCATAGAAGCGAGATTCGCCAAGCTGTTCAGAGGAGGCGTAGTTGTAAAACGCTGCGAGCTCCTGAAGGTATTTTTGGATGGTGGATGCCTTTTTCCCTTCGCGGCGAAGCTGATCGCGCCACGCCTGAATGTCGGTGAAGCTCTCCTCATGGTCCCAGTTGCTGCGCTCTTCGACCATGAAAGCCGAGAAGGCCATGAAGATGAAATCTTTTGAGCGGATGGTCTGTTCTGCGCGGCCGATGGCGCGGAGATTGTTTTCGTAGGCGGCCATAGCGGCCATGAATTTTTTCTCGGCCTTGATGGGTGCTGCCATTGATTTGCCCTCCTATTTTCAGTGTATCATGCGCCCAAAATGAATTATGTTACATCGGTTTTTGGCTTTTCCGCGACGCAGGCGAGAAACTGCGCCATGGCTCCGCGCTGGGTGTCCTCGTGGATGGTGTATTCGGCGAAGTAGGTAGGGAAGTGGTAAGGCCCGTTTTCCTTCAGCATGATCCACCAGCCGTCGTCATCCTTGAAGAAATCCACGATGCTATCGCGGTACTGCCGCGGCAGGCGGTCGATGGGACGGACGGGCTTTCTTTTTCTCGGTGTGGTGCGCATGGTCAGACCTCCTTTGCAGGCTGCCGCAGCCAGTTCAAACAATGTTCAATACATTTTGCGTCGCAATGGGTTTTCAGTTCTTCTTCGCACATTGTGCAATGGAAAGATATGATGCCGCGCGACATTTTCTCTGCAAGCGCTTCGTCTGTCATGGAACGAAAGCGGTCAGCATTGGTCATGTAGATATGGTCAGCAAGTTTTTTCATAGGTACTCAATCCTCCTGAATACCGAGGAACTGCCGGTTGATGCGATCCAGCTCCTCCATGTATTTGGGATGAACGTAGGTGTTCAAGGCGCGCTCGATTTTCTGCGCTTCCTGCTCGCGGCCGAGGATGCGAAGATAGTCTGCGGCGATCTGACGATAGGACCGGCGGACCTTGTTCAAGGGATCGAGATACTGTTCAAAGACCGGCGTATAGCCGACCGGATAGTCGAGGCCGAAGAGTACCTTGTATCCCTCAGTGATGAGCGGGACAAATTCCGTCGCAAATTTTTGCTCGTCCATCAGAAAGGAATCGTACTCGCCGGTGACGCGCTTGCCGTCCACGGTGAAAAATTCTCCGTGCTCGGCGGCGTACTGGTAGGCCAGCCGCTCGCGCTCCTGCGCGTCGGCATAGGCTTTTTCTGCGGATTTCGTGGCGGCATAGCGGGCGAGGCCGACGGTGCGCAGATCATTGATCGCTTGCGTCTGAGATTGTGTGATGGTCATGTGAGTGGCTCCTTTCGATTTGGTGGTTGCACAGTTAGTGCTACCGGAAATTTGGATTTGTCCCGGCGTCGTGGGAAATTTTATCGAGGCAGGAATCGCAGACAACTACGGCGTCGGCGTTGTTTGAAATGCGCATTGTAATGATATTCTGAAATTTTCGGTCAAGCTTCGGAATATCGAGCCCCGGAATACTGCTTGGGTCAGGAACGACCTGCTTTCTGCAGAAACAGCAGGGGATCGTCCGGTATCCTCTTGCGTCATCCTTGAAATGCCCGACGATGATCAAAAAATCGCCTCCTCGTTCATCATTCCAAGAATTTCGAATAGTCCAGCTTGGCTCCGCAGGCAGGGCACAGCTCCGGGAGATCTCCGTTTTGGTCACATTTGAGCGACGAGCCGCAGTTTTCACAGAAAAGCTCGCCATAGTCTCCAAGATTGACAGTTGCAGTTTCCACTCAATCGGCCTCCTTCGAAGATTCATAACCATAGTCGTGTGTAAGAAATTCATTCAGTTCGTCCGGCGTCATGAGACGGGCCGTCTTTTCGATGTACTTGATATTGCGGAAGCAGGTCTGTTTTTCAGCTTTCGTGAGGGTTTCGCTTTCCTGCCAGTTGGGTCGATCCCACATCATGTATTCGGAGGCAGACATCGGCTCTTGCCCGAATTTGTCTTCAATTTTTCTGAAAGCGTAGGAAATTTTCCCTTCTTTTGAAATGTTGATGAAGAGCTGGCCGTTATTGTTGCCCTGCCAGTTGAACACCACATCGTTAAATGGATCAGAGGAAAACTGTTCTTTCCACTCGTCGATGAGCTTTTGGGAAATCTGGTAATCCTTCATATCAAAATTCACATCGAAAATGCGGCGCAGGTGCTCAATATTGGTATCCCGAAGGAAAAACCATTTATAATCGCTGCTGGACGCGATGAAGTCAATGCCATATCTGGCGCGCGAGATCATTCGCTCGGAGTAGTTCCACTGGTAATAGTTTGCGACGATGAGCTGCCCGTCGAAGCGGACGTAGATTTGTGAACGCTGGCCCATTTCAGATACCTCCGTACATCAGGTCGGCGACGCTGACGGAGAAAGTTTCCTCGAACCAGTGCCAGATTTCTTCGCGGTTGGTTCCGGCGGGGAAGCCGTTCCACGGCTCCTCGATGCACTCTGTTTTAGGGTTCATAGGCACGTCGCCAAATTCTTCCCAAAGAGCCTTGACCTTGGATTTTTCGCTCATGATATGTACCTCCTGTGGGTGAGTTTAATTTCACCTGTATTGCTACCGGAGATTTGAATTTGTCCCGCTTCTCCAAGGATTCTTTCAAATTTTTCGGTAGATGCAGCAGTCGTAGCGGTAGAGCACTTCCAGCTTCCATTCGTCGCCGTCGTAGGCGTGGACGATTTTAGGCGTTCTCCGGACGATCTCGCCTGTGGACTGGTTGCGGAGGGCGACGGACGTTTTGGTCGTCTTGACGATCTCCCACGTTTCCTTTACGGGGTCGGGCTGGCCCAGCTTGAAAGCGTCAAACTGGAATGTTTCGCCGACTTTGAAGGGGTGCGTAGGTTTGGCTTTTTCCTCGGAGCTGGTCACTTCCAGAATCTCGGCATAGGCTGCACGTCCGGTAAATCCCTCTGCGCCGCCGGAGAGAATCTGATAGACGATGTTTTTCGGGCCGGTGCTGACGACCTCACAAATGCCCCAGCGGGCCAGTTTGACCCGGTAGCCCGGCTTGACGTTCTCGCGGCTGAATTGCACACCGCCGAGTGCGTCGATGCAGGACTGATAGTAGCAGAGGCGGGAGATCTCGGATTCGAGGCGATCTTCCGCGTCCTCGATCCAGCGTTCGACCGTTTCGGTGGGGATGGGCGTGCCGTCATAGAATTTCTGTGGTTCGCCGTGCAGGATTTTTTCGAGCCGGGTGCGATAGCTTTCGAGATTTTTCTGGATGGCCCGGATGTTTTTCTCGGCGTCTTTGACGCGGCGGTCACAGAAGGCTTTGTCCTTGGACTTGGTAAGGTCTGCGGTTTCGCGGGCGATGGCAGCGCGCTCGGCGTAATATTCCGATTTTTTGAACTCCTCCATGCCGCGGTCATAGGCGGCAAACATTCTCTCACGCTGGCGGGTGAAGGCGCGGCCTGCGGAAGTGTTGATGTTGGGCTGCGTGAAAAAGGCGATGTCGCCGTGGACATCATTGATGGGCTTTTGCAGGGCCTCGCCGCGAGACTGAGCCGCAGCGTCCTTTGCCTCCATCCGGTCGGCGCGGGATTCTGCACGATCGGCCGCACGTTCCATTTTTTCCTCGAAGCTCAGAGACTCGCCGGTCTTGCCCTGATATTCGGCGCCGAGGTCTTTTGCGACCTGCTCGGCACGCGAAAGATTCGGGCGCTTGGCTCGGCTTACCCAGCAGGAAAAGCGCTTGGAAAAGAGAAAGTTGCTTTTGATCTTAGATTTCTCGGCGTCACCGAGCGTCTGGTATTCTTCCTTGGAGAAGTGCAGCTCCAGCTTGTCCGTCTCGCGGTTGATGATGTAATACATAATCGGTTCCTCCTGAAATTTTTGTGATGCCTCACACCTTTATTGCTACCGGCGGGATGGTATTTGTCCCGCCGGTAGCAATAAAGG